GTTCTCTTGGAAACAATATACTGGATAGACAGAGACGTTAAAACGCAAATTGAACCACTAAATTTACAAATTACAGAATTAATATCTCAGAATGAAGAACTTGGAAAAAAATTAAATGAATTGGCGGAAAAAGCAGAAGAAGAAAACCCAGTTATTGTTGAAGTAGTAAAAAAAGGAATTGATGAAGAAGATATACAAAAAATAATGACTCTTCTGGTTACAGATAAAGAACCTGATTTAGTTAAAGAAACTGAATCAGAAGAAATGAAAGCAACAATAAATGAATTGGTTGAAAAGGTTCGCGATTTAACACAGCAAATACAAACTAAAAAAGCACTCGAAGAAGCCAGGTTGGAGCCCGAAGTCCCGGCGAAACAATCCGAAGAAGCCAGGTTGGAGCCCAAAGAAGAGGAAGAATCTGAGGAAGAAGAGGAAGAATCTGAGGAAGAAGAGGAAGAAGAAGAGGAAGAAAAAAAAGCTCAAGTCCCAGCGAAACAACCGGAACAAATTATTAGCATTTCCCCAGAACAATTACTCGACAACAAAACTATTGTTATTAAAATTATGATGCCTCGTGCGGCCCAAATAGACACTTTAAGTGATACTGGAAATACAGCAGAAGAGCAAATAGCATCTATTGCTGACATTCAAAACCCAAAACCTCTCGCTGAAAATCCAGAAACTCTCTCTGAAAAAGCGAAGAAAGCAGCGATAAACATGGAGGCAGAGAAAGAAGCTGAAAAAGAGAAGAAAGCAGCTGAAAAAGCGAGGGAAGCAGCTGAAAAAGCGAAGAAAGCAGCAATACAACAAAAAGACGCGGAAGTAGAGGAAGAAGCTAGAAAAGCGAGGGAAGCAGCGGCAGACATGGAAGCAGAGAGAGCAGCTAAAAAAGCAGCGGAAGACATGGAAGTAGAGAGAGTAGCTAGAGAACTAATGGACCCTCCTCCCCCATACAGTGTGAAAGGAGGTGGAACTATGAATCCTGCTACATTTCACCCAGCAGCATTATCTAATTAAATCATCACATATTTTAGATTTAGTATGAAGGATATAAACATAGCATAATGATATTTATTTAATTGACAATGATTGTTAGAAAATCAAATGGTGAATTGGTGTGTATAGATGAAACAAAACTATTAAACGACACATCGTTATATAACATTTTATGGTGTATAAAGTTTAATAAAAAGGTAACTTCATCAACAACTATATCTGTTGAACAAATGAAGAAGTATTTGAATTCTAAATGTTTTTCTTTATAACATTTGTTTTCTCTCTAATTAGTAGCTAACAAATGCGTAAAACTTCTAAACGAGATAAAACAAATCACAATAAAACGACACGCAAAACAACTAAAACATCACAACGCACTTTCACGGATGACGATTATAAAAGTGGAGACGGAATGCTAACAAATGTGTGGGGCCCCGCAATGTGGCACTTTTTACATACTATGAGTTTCAACTATCCAGTAGAACCGACTGTAACCCAAAAAAGGCAATATAAACAATTTATACTTTCTCTCAAGGATGTATTGCCCTGTCGTTATTGCAGAGAGAACTTGTCTAAAAACTTGAGAGAATTGAGCTTTTCAAACAAACACATGAAAAATCGCGAAACATTCTCTCGTTTTGTCTATGATTTACACGAACACATTAATAAACTGTTAGGGAAAAAGTCGGGTCTGTCATATTGTGATGTGAGAGAAAGATACGAACATTTTAGGTCGCGGTGCGTCTTGGATGCCGATGTAGACAAAGATAAGATAGATGAATTAATTAAAAAGAAGAAGGAAGAACCTGGATGTACCGAACCATTATATGGTAAGAAGTCGAAATGTCTTATTAAGATTGTTCCACACGATGTGAAGTGCGAAACGATGGAGATCGACGAAAAATGTGTTAAAAAAAGGATATAATTAGATTGATATATTAATTCGTTTTTTTGATTTATAGGTTTTCTCTCAATTCTATATATCAAAGATGGATACTATTAAGGCTGTTCTCTCTAACAGACGTAACTTGATGATTATGGGTGGTGTAGCATTATTTATTGGTGTTGCTGTGTATGTTTATCTCAACTACATTCGTCCACAAGGATTCGTCCCAAATGACGAGTATAACCAATCAGGTGGTGCTCCCACTAAAGAGGCGGACCTCATGCTTTTTTATGTGACGTGGTGTCCTCACTGTAAGCAGGCAAAACCAGTGTGGGATGCGATGAAAGAGAAATATAATGGTAAGGCAATAAACGGAACACTTGTCCATTTCAAGTCATTTGACTGCGATAAGGAGGAACAAATAGCTGACAGGTATGGTGTCGAGGGATTTCCCACAATTAAACTGGTTCGCGGGGACAATGATGTTGTCGACTTTGATGCCAAGCCGACAGAGGAGGCTCTTACGGAATTCTTAAACAATGTGTTGTAATGTTATAAAGATGTCATTAACCACTCATCACCAACTCGTTCTCCTTGTTTCACCATCTCTTCTCTCTTATCTCTCTTAAATAAGGCATCATAACCGTCAGTTGCGTTAATTCCAGCACATCGTATGACAATTTCGTTTGGAATAATGCCTAATTCGACTTTATTAAACTCGCGTATAGTGCTAATTTTGTTAAATAAGCAGTATATGTATTCTATTATGTTGGAATTCTCGTTTATTGTGGTTGTTGTATCGCCGAGGTCGAAACGGATTCCGAGGATTTTGCTGACGTCAGCATCCGGGGCGTTAATGACTTCTCTCAACGGATAATTACAAGCAATCCCGCCGTCAATATAGTATTCTCCCTTGTGTATTACCGGTCTGAAAACAAGTGGCATACAACAAGTCATAGTAACCGCGTCAATTAACAGTATGTCTTTATCCGAAATCTCGCACACTTCAAATGTAGACAACTTAATCGCATAGAAATATAGTTCTATGTTACTATATTCTTTGAATTCACCGAGAGAAATAGTCGCAATGTCCAGTTCTTTGGACGCAAACAAAGGAGACAACGCACTAATAAAGAATTGTTTGTCAAATGCTCCCTTCTTTGTATAGAGTTCAATCGGATTTATGGAGAGAAGCTTGTGCCATGGACGTTCAACAAAATATTCTACTAAATCACACCAATCCATTTTAAGAGCGAGCAAAACGGCGATGAATCCACCGATTGACGTTCCATGTATTCTCTTTACAGCATTGATATCATAAAATCCCTTTTCAGAGAGACGCCGTAACACACCAAGCTCAATCAAGCCGTTATAAGCACCACCGCTTAAAACCAGTGTGGTTATCGTTGTCATCTAAATACCTTAATATATAAATAAGTATTTATGCCGATAAAACAAGCATATATTTTCTGTGCAAGGCATATGAACGACAACGAAGAACTCCTAGAACAAGTGAATTTAGACGAACTCTACGAGAGAAGACGCGAAATTCAAGAGCAAAAAGAGGCCATTTACAAACGCATTCTCTCGCGAATTCTCAAGAAAATCAAGACCACATCCCGTCTTAAACACGAGGAACAATTTTGTTTCTACGTTATTCCAGATGTTGTTATTGGATTTCCGAGATATGATGTAAGAGCGTGTATTAAATACGTAATTGAGAAGTTAGAGGAAAACAAGCTGTTTGTCAAGTATACACACCCAAATATGCTTTTCATTTCATGGCAACACTACATTCCAACTTATGAAAGAAAAGACATAAAAAAAAGAACGGGCGTTCAAATTGACGGATTCGGCAACGTAGTTAATGAACACGAACAACAAGCATCCGAGTTTGATGATTTAACGCGGCAAAACACGATTGCCAACGCAAAGCCCAAACCAGATTTTAAAAAGACTTCAGCTTATAAACCACTCGGGATATACAATGAAGACATGGTTCGTCGTATTAACGAGAAAATCAATTAATTAATCTTTATCCAAGAACAAACGTTATTTTACAAATGTTCTTCATTCATTTCTTCAGGCATTGATATTTCTAGCTCAATACATTTTTCAGAAAATGTGCATTCTTTAGCAAATGTCATAAGGTGTGTAGGTGGATTTTTCGGTGCCGCACGCGACAATGTATACGACCCTTTATTCGGACATCTAATACGGCCACCAATAGCATATTCAATAAAATCATTTGGGTAAATGTCATATGGACCACCAGACGCTCCACAATACGATTCCCAATGTTTGGTTGTATACGTTTCACTAATGGATGCATCCCAACTAATTCCATCTACAGACGCCCACGAATTACCGACAGCAACTTTGCGCGTATATAAATGGCCGTTGCTTGTGCTAGGATTTTCTATAAATCCACTCACAGATGAAAATGTTGTCGTTTTATCGCCTTCACCAAAATTATTTAAACAAAAACGCCGAACCTTTCCAATAAAGAGCCATTTTTTGTTTGGTTCTGTAGTTTCAAGCGACGAATTGTTTTCCAAATCAATAAACCAACTAGAATAATCAGTTACACCATTAGGAAATTCACTGTTCTTTTGAATGTGTTCTATTCGTAACATATAACCGTATCGAACGCCTTCTTTCACTTTATAAGGCAGACTAAACTGAGTTCCGCAACCTTCGTGGTCATACGTTTTTGTTTTAACATTTTCACCAGTCTCTAAAATAATATTTGGCACACCAGACGGCGCATTCCAAATAGACATACCAGTGGATTGTCCTACAACAATGCCGACATATCCTCCATTAAACGCGATTGTTGTGAATGTATTCGGTTTCCATTCTGTTGCTATAAATTCGCGATACATGAAGTGTGGATTTTTTGTTTTAAAATATGCGCGGGAATATGCTGCCGCTGCGTGGTGTATATATCTGGCGGTTGGAATATCTTTTAATTCTACTATGCCAACTTCATTGGGACCAGTCAATGATATTGTGTTTATTAACAACAAACGACCAGACGATTTAGTAATTTTAATAAATACAGGGTATGTGTCTGCTTTTGGGATGTTTAACACTCCTAATTTAAATGATTTAACAATGTTTCGTTTTGGTAAAATTATAGACCCCGCAATACATACTTTCTCTCCTGGAAGTACATAACCAAATTCTATAGTTGTTGAACCAACTGGTTGACATTCCAAAAATAACTCATAGTTGCCAGCTGTTTTAAATATCAAGTCCCAATATACCGTAAATCCAACTACTAACAGTTTATTCGGTGACAAACTACCTATTATTTTGTTAATATTAGGTTCGTAAGCGTGTTTTGTATCAAATTTACCACATTCCATTGTTATTATTATGAAAGTATATTTTTTATTTATTTATACAATTAAAAAATACACATAAGACAACTAATACTCGCATCGTTCTCTAAGCATAACATCCTGATATTTAGTGCGCACTTTAATGGCATCTCGTATTTTCTTAGTCAATTTCTTGGAATCATCGGCAATCGTGCCTTTCTCACTAATAGCCGCACTTAATTCGGCTTCTAATTTATCAATGTCTTCTTCAGGCTCAGCGTTTGCTTCAGCCTCAGCCGCCGCAATTGCCTCCTCAACACACTTATCACGTAAAGCCTTCTCTTTGCGTCCAGGATACTTATTTTTACAATCATCCTTCGCGTTTTTCTTAGACACTCGTAATGTTTTATTGCGCCCTTTGGTTTTCGATTTAGCGTTCTTTATTGTAGCACGAAGACCTGCGATTCTATCCTTATATTCCGAGAGAATTTCTTTGGTTTCTGCTCGCATATCCTTTACTTTCTTCTCTTTGTAGAGAAACGGTCTCACGTCTTCTGGTGCGGCCGACATAACAACCGGCACATCAATCATAATTGGTTGGGCGAATTGGGTCGGGTCTTTCTCTCGGTTAAGATAACTGATGTATCCGCTTAACTGGTTAGCCAACTTCTTAGAACCTGATTTGGAGAGAAGATCATCTTCATCCATGTAAATCTGCTTGAATATCTTGATATCATCTGGGATTTTCTCTTGCTTGTCCTCAATACAGAGGTTAATCAGTTTGAAGAGTTCCATAGGGCTGTTTGTAAAGGGGGTCGCCGTCATAATAAGAAGACGCGCAGAATCCTTGCCAGATTTCTTATAACTGTTCTCCAAAAACTTCTCCATAACCTCCATATCTGGTCTCTCAGCCACTTTGAGATCACCGCCATAAAGTTTGTGTGCTTCGTCAATGATAATCAGTGTCTTGCGAACAACATCCTCTGCTCCATTGAGTTTCTTCAAATCCTCGTACATCTTGTTCTCTCCAGACAAGAGATTGCTAAATTGCTTATAAGACATTGGTTGAATCCAGTTTTTGCTAAGGAGACGTTTGCGAGCAGAGTCATCATCTGGCAATTCCAGCCCTTTTCGCACACGGTCAGCTATTATTGTGTGACAAATCTGGTCGAACATATTCTTCCAAATGTCGCTCTTAAGAGTGGTTCGCGTAACCCAAAGAATAGTGTAGCCTTCGCGCTCAAATGACGAAGTTGCCGTTGCGATGGCAGTGCATGTCTTGCCAGTTCCTACCGAATGCCAGAGAAGCATTCCCTTGTAAGGCGACTCGGGAGTAAAATAGTGGCTGACGAAGTTCTGAGTGGGATTAAATGTTATGATCTTGGAGAGGTCTTTTGAGGGCGCACCTCCTTTAGGCGGTTCTCCACATTTATTCACGACTTCAATTGGAGACCACTTGAATTTAGAGCCGAAGTTAGTGCGAATATAGTCACGCATTTTCTCAAATCCAATGCGACGTTTGGGTGGAGCTGGTCCATCTTTACTCTTCATACCTTCATCAACGTGTCCTTTAACTGCGACTATGTCGTATACTGGCTCATCTTCATCACGAATAGGAACTAAATCCAGAGAAGCCACAATTTCATCCTCTGCCTGTTTGGGCGTTTTTGCCTTAGAAACGACACGAGGAACAGCTGCAGTCCTGGTTGCCCAAGCGCGATTAACTTGAGAACAGAATTCAGGATTCTCTGCCATATATTTACAGAAAAATGCACGCGACTCCTTTTTAGGAATGGATTCTCTCTTGTGGCCGTGTTCTAAATAGACCCTCCTTAAAAATTCTACACTAGCCGGTATATCAAGTGTTGATTTCTTACCACATTTTCCCTCACACTTAACTACAGCGACCCGATTGAATCTATCTCCAATGCCACCCATCTGAATAGCTGCGACTTCGCTATCATACATATAAGTTGGTTCTTCGGTTCCATGAATGTTCTTCGTCAATTCATAATCAACCGAGAGAACAGGCCCCAATTCAAAGAGTTGTGTCGAGAGATTCACCAGCGCCTTATCAAACTTACTGTAATACATTATTCCATCCTTGAATTTAGTGCCCTCTTTAAATACTTTGTTGTCGGCAACCGGTGCGTTAAGCAACTTTGGTTCACGAGCAACGAGTGCTTCCTTGGTGTGGTCAGGGACAACTATGAAATAATTGTAAACATAAAGAGGCCAACCGACATTGGGCTGGAAATTGAGGCCTCGTTGTCCGCAAGTGCGAGTCGCGCGGCCAATCGTCTGCTTGAGGTCGGCAATCGTCATAGATGGCTCAAAAATGTGGACATATTTAACGTCAAACAAGTCAATTCCCTCCTTGAATCCACTGTCAAGAACGATAATACGAACGTCATCGCCGTGGACATTTGTAGGACGAGCATTAAACCTAGCAAGCACTTGCTTCTTAAGTTTGCTTGTAAAAGTGTCTTGAAATATTGTAGTCGAAATGAGATATGCGTATGAATTGTTTCCGTGACTAGCAACGAGAGAAAGAGTCGGCTCTCCACCAGATTTAACCTTAATTATTGATTTGTGTCCGTGTGCTTCTAAGCCAGCAAGAATCACTTTCACGCCATAGCCTTGCTCTTTAACATCAGAGTAAATGAAATGTTTAAACAGTTTTCCGTGTGTTTTCATATCATTTTCGTCTAAATCCTTGATGATGCTTAATAATTGCGCTAATTTAGGTGAATGTTCGATGTATGCCTCATTAAAATCTTTTACATTGAAAGCGACTTTATCCACGCGGAATTCAGGCCGAAGTTTGGAGAAGTTCTCCGTTTGACGCATACAAGTAAACATCTCATTACGTAAGTCAGCTGTATTATCATATGGAACCTTTTTCGCAGTCTTCTGTTTCGCTGAACAATAAATTCTATCTTTGTTACACTGTGAAACGTTTCCAAATATTGCACCATCAACCTTTCCTCCTGATTTATCTGGATGGTTTTTGAGCATCCACTTCTTAGCATCCTCTCTCGTGTATATTCCTAAATCACACAGTTTCTGTTGATTACATTTACTCATCCCTTAAATTATAACATAAGTGTAGAAAAAAATTATATAGAGGCAATCAACTTCTCTTTTTGTTTTTCCAACTCAATTATGCGTCTCTCGGCAGTTTGACGCATCTGGTCTGTAACAATCGCTTCAAACATTGTAAGCCCCTTTTGAAAATCTTGTTCGCACTTGATGTAGAAGGAAATAATGAGGTTTCGCGTTTCTTCTGTTATTTGGTCGAGTTTATCGTCTGTTAAATCGGGATTTATGCTAATTTCCTTCTCTTTTGTCTTAGAATTGATACGAAATATAAAGAGTTTGTCTATAACACTAAGCAGTCTATTTTGGTTTGTTTGTGACGTTTTTAACATTTCGGATACGTGTTTTCCATATTCTTGAAATTTCTTGTCATCCATAGGCCCCATTATAGGTGTTTTGAACCTCTCATATTTCTCGGCATCCGGGTCGTTCGCAACCATTGGTTCTGGTTTTTTCATACAATAAACAGACTTGTGAAACTGAACGAGTGGAATGCTTGAAAATGAAGTGATTTCAGAAGGAACTTCCTTAGCACCAGTAAAAGCCTTGTAAAATGAAGCGAGATCACTCTTGTATTTCTCGGTCGCTTGAGGTGACATTCCAACATACTTCCCAACATTGTAATCATATATATCGTTATAGAGTTCTCTCAATTCAGGAATTCCAGGTTCATCCATAAGACTCTTGGGTTTCTCAGATGACACCTTGTTCATATCGCAGAATTTAGGATTAATTGTCATAGTTTTAGTGGTTTCGTCGATCTCTGGTTTAATCGCATTGAGACGCAGCGAACATATGTTCGTTTGAACTAGCTTCTTTTCAATTCCAGAAGGAATCGAGTTTTTATTAAGGAGAGAAACTCTCTCTGTTTCACCAAAAGCATTTTTATACTCGTAAGTAGGATTAAGAGTTTTTGTTATGGCGGCGAAAATGTGGGCGATTCGCACGTAAAACTTGGCGATTCCAACACACATACGACGTTTTTGCACTTCATTCTGTACGTCAAGATGGTCCGACTTTGACTTATCTAAATATGTCACATTGTCTTTTGCCATTTTGTCGATTATAGCACCCTTTTCAGTGCGTTGAGCCAGATATTTGAGTTCAAGATTTGTAAGATGCGTACCGAAAATCTTAGATGTCAGGATAATCAGCTTATCACAATACTCTTTGTTCTCAATTTTAAGCATGTCTTGAAAATTTTGCGTAAGAATATACTTAGTTGCGACAGCATCAATTGCTTCATGAAGAGTAATTTCATTTTCTGGCGATGAGGTTTTTTGTTCAGATGATGACTGATTTCCCATGGTATATACTTATAAGAAGATTTTTCATTTAGAAAATAATTTACAATACATCAAAAATGATTGATACAATTTATGTTGGAGTAGCAACTGCTATATTTACAGGTGGATGCGCATTTTTTAAGAAAGAGGTAAATCAAGTAATGCCCGTTCTTGTGATTATTTCTCTTGCTTGGCCAATTATTATAGCAAATAATATCGTTTGTCTTATAAGTAAAAGTTTAAAAAAATTGATTTAAACATTACTTAAATGAGTTAAAATTACAATTCTAATTACTTTCAGTCAAGTAAGAATGCAGAAACGACTCACACAAAAATCGAACATTGCCCGCAATTCTACTAAAAAAGTAAAAAAAGAAAGGGATGAACCACGATCTGCTATGTGGGAATTGTTTGATAAAGAGGTTGAATGCGTCTATGACCAGAGAGAAGATGAAGACTTGTGTAAAACGCCAGATGATTGTTGCAAAACGTGTGGCTCTCCTCTAATGATGGGTGAAGAAAGTTTCTATGTTTGTAGCAATCCAATTTGTGGCAAAATCTGTCGCGAATTGCTCGATGAAAGCCCCGAATGGCGTTATTATGGGGCGAGTGACTCGAAAGCCAGTGACCCCACACGGTGCGGTATGCCAGCAAATCCTCTTCTCGAAGAGTCATCAGTAGGCTGTCGCATTTATTGTGCAGGCGGTTCGAGTTATGAGATGCGAAAGATCGGCCGATTCACTGAGTGGCAGACGTCTTACAAGGAGAAGTCACAGAGTCACGAGTTTGAACACATCAAGGTGATGGCGAGCATTGCTGGTATTCCGAAAATCATTATTGATGCTGCGTGTGTCATTCACAAGAAGATTTCAGAGGAGAAGACGTTTAGGGGTCTCAATCGAGACGGTATTATCGCAGCGTCGATTTATATCGCATGCCGTCGCAACAATTTCCCGCGAACATCCAAGGAATTGGCGGCAATTTTCCACCTCGACACCACAAGTGCGACGAATGGTTGTAAGAACGCAATGTCGATCTTGAACAGCCTTGAAAAGGACATGTGTGCTGATGACAAAACACATTTGTGTAAAATGACACCACACGACTTTATTGAGCGATATTGTAGTAAGTTAAACATGAACAAGGAACTCACCAAGTTGTGCCAGTTTATCGCGATTAAGATTGAGAAACAGAACATGATTCCGGAAAATACACCACATTCAGTCGCTGCCGGAATCATCTACTTCATTGGCGAATTGTGTAACGTCAGCATTAGCAAGAAGGATGTGAATAAAGTGAGTGAAATAAGCGAAGTGACGATTAACAAGTGTTATAAGAAGTTACTCACACTTAAAGATAATTTGGTACCTAAACAGATTCTTCAGAAGTATCATACTACAGCTTCATTGGCGGTTTAAATGCATCATTCGGCAGCAATGTAAATAAATTTGTATAGATTAAGATTAAATGACTGAAGTTGAATCGTCTTTTCTTTTCTCTCCGTCATCAGAACTGGATGAGATGTTAAATGTACCGGAAATTGTTTTTGTTGTGCCATATCGCAACAGAGAACAGCATAAAACGTTTTTTACTCGGTATATGACTGATTACGTCCTTAAAGATGTGAAGTTTAGATGGCAAATTCTATTCATTCATCAGTGTGATATGAGAGCGTTTAATCGCGGCGCAATGAAAAATCTGGGATTTAAGTATTTAAAGGACACATATCCGAAATACTACAAGGACATTACAATTGTGTTTAATGATGTTGATACAGCGCCGTATAAACCTGGTGTTGTTGACTATCAGACGACTCATGGTGTTGTTAAACACTTTTATGGATTTGATTTTGCGTTTGGAGGAATTGTCTCAATGAAAGCAGGTGATTTCGAAACACTCAATGGATTTCCAAACTTATGGGCATGGGGGTTCGAAGACAATGAACTTCAATTGAGATGGAACGAAATATTTGGAAAAAGTAAAATAGACAGATCCACGTTCTTTAAAGAAGGAGATTCGAACATTTTAGTGATTTTTCATGGGGTTCACAAGTTGGTCTCTCCTAAACAAAAAGAAGAATATGGCAACATCGGGATTAGAAATAGGAAGCCAAATGCTAGATTAAGCAATGGTCTTAATACCATATATGACGTAAATTATGAGAGGGAAGAACTAGAACCAAATGTAATTATGGTAAATGTTAATAAATTTGAAACACAGAACAAAGCGGAAAATTATACATATGAAAAAATAGATTTGTCTCAGGTAAAATATCAGATATCTGGGAAAAGACGAGGTGGACAAATGGGGATGTTAAACACTAGAAGCTAGGAAAGTTAAAATTTTATTTTTGTCTCTATCAATGTATTCTAATATGCTTTTTCTAAGTTGGATCGTATTTATTTGATATGAATTCAGATTGGTTTTAAACACAGGATTGTTATTAATTGTATACCTTTCAGCACCGCCATCGTTTGAGCAAAATTGTGAAATAGCAGGATAAAAATAGTTATGTTTATATACTTCGTTAATCCAATCGTCACAACACCAATTAATAATTTCAGGTGGGAAAAAGTAACCCATGATTTCCATGTGTTTGCGTGAAACAAACGATTGCGTTAGAATTCGGTTGTTGTTGTTTATAGGTCCAGTGAGACCAATATTATTATGACTCTGCAATATCTTTATACATTCATCCACCCAACCCTTTGTTTTAAAATTTATGTCGTCGCCACATTGAAAGAAATAATCAAATTGGTCATTATACGCTTTAGCATATAAACGATTCCACATTAAAGTAAGATGTCCTTTATTTATTCCGTGCATTGAAATAAATTCAACATCCACATTCTTCATTACAGAGAGAAATTTTACAATTTTTCCTTGTTCGGAACGATTCGCAAAAATTCGGTCATCTTCATCATAACCAATATAAAATTTATTTTTTTTGGTTGGATTGTATGTGATTAAAAACGTTTTAAGTGTTAAATTGTACAGATATGTGTCAGTTATTGTTTTCCATTCGGGTCGTCCATTGGAAGTGCATGGAATTAAAATTGCCAATGTCATTTATGTATAAAAAGTGTTAAAAAAAGTGTTTAATTCATTTTTATATAATTACATTTCTCTCTGATCACTATAAATAAATTGAAATGTACTTCATTGTGTCGGAAAAATAAGCATTAAAACGCATACCGGCAGGTATACAATCATGTAAAATAAATTATAATCTCCGACAAACACCAAGACACTTATTTATCATATATTAATAAATTAGTGTACATGATCCGGCATGCATATTTAAGTTTGTTACACTCATTGATTTATACATCGTGATTAATTGTAAAACAATAGGTTTTTCTTAAATACATTTTGATCAATAAAAACCCCATCTCGTTCCCCTTTTGATAAAATAACATTGTCGCCTGTACATAAGTATCTAATTATAAACTTAAAATATTTAGAATCAATGTTTGAGTCTAATATATGCCCTAAAGAATATTTCCATTTAATAGCGAAAGTATCTTTATTGTTTATCCAACAATGTAGATTTAATGGATTGTGACTAGCAGTGGGACATTTGTTTTTATATGTATTACAATTAACAACAACATTTGTTTTAAACCCATTCGACTGAATAGTTTGAATTAGTTTGGTTTCAATATGAATTACATAATCCCAAAATGTTTTACACAACTGAATTCTTTGGCTCATAAAATTTACAACAAAATCCAACAATCTATTGCTAAACTCTATTGGAACTCCAAGATAATGATAATTTACATCACGCGAATCCCAGTGACCCCATAAATCAATGTTTTGTTCTCTCATGTTTTTAATTGTATTTTTCATATTATTAACACCATTAATTCCCAACAACAAACTATCGTTTACAAGCATAATCCATTCATATGAATTTTTCATTTGTTTTATTTTGTTTAAACAATTAAGCCAAATGTGGTAATCAGTGCCTGGTCCTAAGTTTTTTACATAGTTTATTTTATAAGGAAACACATATTCATTTATATTTAAAATTTTTGTTGACGTAGTATAAAAAAATACATCATATTGTAATTCGGTTAATATTCTCAATGATTGTATTACATAATCTTTTATAATGTTGTCTTCGTCATAATGAGCATAAATTACACATGCTTTATTGTGTTCTTTAATTTTTGGAAAATTAACGATTTCATTAGCATTTATATACAATTTACAAAAATCTTCGACTGAATTAGTGTTATTGTTTTCAATGTCAGTTACATTGCAATTTTGTGAAATAAAAAGTGGATATGTTTTTAGAAAATTATAGTCTTTATCTAAATTTATTTCCAATGGCAACATGTTTAATTTTGTATAAATAAATTCATTACAAAATATGCAACATTCAAGGTATTTGTGAATATTTTGTTTAAATGGATTTTCAATAAATAATGTTTGTTTTAAGTATTCAAAAAAAGAATTGTCTAACGGTGAATTGTTTACATCCATATTACAATCTACATTTGAATTATATGATAATCCAAAACTGGAAGTCAATTCTTTTGTTCTAACACGTATATCATTAACAATTTCATTGTCGGTCTTGAACATTATAAATGTTGGATCAACATCATCACACAAACAATTTGTAATAACTGAACAATTAGGGTCTGACATTTTATTTAAAAAAGAATCTAACCAATGTGTTTCAACATTGTCTTCACACATAGGACCAACTGCACTACAATTTATTAAACACATATGTGTGAAATCTTCAGATATTCGGTGTTTAAGAGTTTCTTCAAAATATTTAATGCCATTATGCCAACCATCTAGATAATTCAAACTTGGATGTTTTAAAACATGTATCGAATTATTTTTTGGTATTAAAACTTCACAATGATTATTTACAACAATTAGTGTAGTAATGTCAATGTTTCTCCACCTATTTATGTCTAGACCATATTTAATAAAAAATGACAAATTTGTTTGACTTTTTTGTTGACCAACAGATTCGTTATAAAAATATATAATTCCTATTTTTTGAGTTTTATTTGTTTTTAATGGGAAATTTATATATCTTTTCGAAAGCAATTTGACATATTCATCATATGAATTAAACTTTTTGAGCCATGGTTTATGTAAGCCTATTGGGTCATCACTATGTACAGTTTCCATTGAGAATTTTTTGGCTTCTTCAAGTGACGGCACCTTTTTTTTAAGAATTAAGCAGTGATAACTAAAAAAACCATCTTCATTTATCTGACCTTTATACTCGTTATGTGATGTTGTAATCTCTATCATTGTAGGAACATCTCTTAGTGAGAACCCACCATTTCCTACTTCTAGCACTCCCAACCATTTCGTATACCAAGGTGCACCAACATAATCATATTCTATAAAATCATCAACGTTGTCTTTTAACAACAATGCATCTGTTTGGAAAAAAAGTGCTTTCCTACATCCAAAATTTTCATTTAAATTTTTCCAAAACATAGTTGATGTCAATAAATGATTTAACATCTGGATTGTTAAATTAGAAATATTCATTTTGCAATACTTAACATTTTTCCACCCATACAATCCAGATTTAACAAATTCTTCGTTGTCAGTCCCATGCACAACAATCAACCCCCATCCCTTGTTTTGTAGCAAAAACATAAAATTTTTAATAACCTTAATTAGAATGTCCATTTTCCTAGGCTCAACAATTACACAATATTTGGTTGTATTGTTTGAAATATTTTGAAAATGTTCATTTGACAAATCAAACTGATTTAAATAATCACTCCAATATGGTTCATATGACGCATCCATTTATACATTATTTTTAATGATTGTTTTTATATTGTTTATGCGACAAATGGCTTAAACATACATCAACTAATTGTCTAAAGAATTTAACAATGAACATATTAATTACTGGTGGATGTGGATTTATTGGATCTAACTATATCAATCATGCTTTCAAATACTTAAACAACATTAAATTAATTAACATTGACACACTCAATTATTGTGCGTCAGAATATAACATAGAACATCAAATACGAGTCAATAACAAGAATTATAAGTTTATTAAAGGAAACATCAATGACATTGATCTTATCAAATATATTCTTACCGAAGAGAAAATAACACATGTTATTCATTTTGCAGCACAATCCCATGTAGACAACTCATTTGATAACTCATTAATGTACACTGAAGACAATGTTCGCGGAACACATTGTTTGTTAGAAGCTGTTAGAACAACTAACAAAGACATTTTATTCTTACATTTTAGCACAGATGAAGTATATGGTGAATCGCTTCACACAGATACTTTGTGTGATGCAAAGAGAGAAACATCCTTATTATCTCCAACAAATCCTTATGCAGCAAGCAAAGCTGCAGCAGAAATGTATGTTAATGCATATCAGCATTCATACGGATTAAAAACAATCATAACTAGGTGCAACAATGTATATGGACCAAACCAATATCCTGAAAAACTCATCCCCAAATTTATAAAACTTCTCAAAGAAAACAAAAAATGTACGATTCATGGTGATGGAAGTTCACTACGCAGTTTTATACATGTTAATGACGTTTGTTCTGCGGTGGATTTGATTTTGCAAAAAGGTGTAATCGGAGAAATTTACAACATCGGTAGTGACGAAGAAAATGAGATCAGTGTAATAGATGTTACCAAAACTCTTATATCACTTGTTAAACCCAAATGTAGTGATGTCGCTGAATTGATCGAACATGTCAAAGATCGACCTTTTAATGACAAAAGATATTTTATAAATTGTGACAGACTCAAGGAATTAGGATGGAAACAAACAATTTCTTTTAAAGATGGTTTGCATACACTAATTTTTAATAATTTTTGGAGAAAACGTAATAAATGTCGTCTATGCAACAACGATGGTTTAAAAGAAGCAATTTCTTTAAATGATACTCCTCCTGCAAATAGTTTTGCGTCATCGTTCGAAGAAGAATCATCATACATACCATTAAGTGTTGGAGTATGTTCTAACTGTAGTCATGTTCAACTCATGGAAGTTGTTAAACCGTCTATATTATATGACAATTACGTATATGTTTCATCAACATCACAAACAATGATTAATCACTTGGAAACTAACCTATCACAGTTTTTAAAGTTTAACAATGTTTCAACAAAAGATAATATATTGGAAATTGGTTCAAATGATGGAACATGTATAAAATATTTGTTAAAAAATGGATTTAATAATGTCATTGGAATTGACCCAGCACAAAACATAAAAAGAAGTCACGATATACCAATAATATGTGATTATTTTGGTTCCAATAAATATGAATATTTTAAGAATAAATATGGAAATTTTAAGTTGATATTTGGCTTCCATTGTTGTGCACACATTGAACCAATAGAAGATGTTTTTTCCACCATATTTAAATTACTTTGTGATGATGGGATCTTTATAATGGAAGTAGGATATTTTTACGATGTGTTTAAAAACAATACATTTGATACCATATATCATGAACACATTGATTATTATACAGTTACATCAATGAATAATTATTGCAAATCACATAACTTACATTTAGTTGATGCAAAACAAACAAATATACAGGGCGGTTCAATACAATTTTTTATAACAAAGTCAACTAATGCCACCCAAACCAAAAATGTAGAACTACTAATTTCTCAAGAACAACAATTAAATATGTTTAGTGATACTGTGTTGACTAATTGGTTTGACAATATAAAGTCAATTGGTTGTGAATTAACCTACATATTAAAACTAATCAAAACTCAAAATAAAAAAATAGCAGGCTATGGTGCATCTGCGAAATCAACTACATTTTGTCACCAATTTAACTTAAATTCTAGTGTCATTGATTACATAATAGACGACAATCCATATAAAATTAATAAATTTACACCAGGGTTTAAGATTCCAATAAAATCAATAAACGCATTAAATACTGAACCTGTTGATTTTATAATAATACTTTCTTGGAATTTTAAAAATGAACTAATAACTAACATTAACAAATATATTGAGCATAACAAATGTTCGCCTGTAAAAATAATAGTTCCGTTCCCCAATGTTTTAATAATTTAAAGTACTTAAACATTTTACAATTTTTTTATAAAAAATGAACGACAATAGAGGCCATAGTTTTATGATACAAAATGATGATCGATTCAATCAAATGTATGTCTCACATAATAAAAAAAATGTACTACGTGGAATTCATGTGTCTCCTTATGGAAAATTGTTAACCGTTTTGACTGGAAAAATAGTTGACTATGTAATAAACATAGACGATTTAACATTTGCAAAATATGAATTGAACCCATCTGAACAAGTATACATCCCACCGAAACACGGGCATTTGTTTGTTTCACTTGAAGAAAACACAACACTTTTGTATCAGTTTGAAGGTGTTTATGACAAAGACAAAGAAACATCGATAAATTATCAAGACCCATTTATTAATTTAGAATTATCGTCTGAAGAACAATATGTGATGTCTGAAAAAGACAAACTTTCAGAGTTTTTAAAACCGGTTGATTGTGTATTGTTTGGTTCAACCGGATTTTTAGGAAGTTACACAAAAAATTTTTTGGAAGAAAACAATAAAAATGTCGTTTTAATTAATAATCGGCTTCATGAAACATCAATTATAAAAAACAAACTTTCATTATACAAACCAAACTTCGTGATATGTGCAGCTGGAATATCTGGAAAACCAACTATTGAATGGTGTGAAGAAAATAAATACCAAACATATAAAACAAATGTGGTGGACATTTTAAACTTGGTTGAAATATGCAAGGATTTAGGAATATATATAATAATATATGGTTCAGGTGGAATTTATAAAGGAGATGGATTGCGTGAATATACAGAAACAGACAAACCCAACAATTGTGGTCAATTTTATTCACGATGTAGAATAATGCTTGAAGAATGTCTACAACATTATGACAATGTATTATATTTAAGAATACAGTACCCAACAACGGGCGACGGTCATCCTAAATGTTTTATAACAAAAATGTTAAGTAGAATTAAAACAATTCATAATGTGCCTATTAATGTTACACATATGCCAACAATGCTTCCAGTGTTAATGAGTTTAATTGACGAAAAATGTGTTGGGACATTTAATTTTGTAAACCCAGAATATGTATTTTTACCAGAACTCTTAAAAAATTATACAAATAATTTAGAAATAGTCGAAACAACTGACCATTCCTATTATGGTTTATTGGATACAACTAAATTAAAAACTCTTATATAATTTATGCAATAATGTATGGTTTTTAGCAAATGTCTTGGTCTTTGTTTGAAAAGAATTTTTTTTCAATGGAACACACTTAATTAAACCATACATCAAGTAAATTATGTGGTGTTTCACTTATAAAACTATAATTGTAAAAAAGCAGTCAGAATGTTTTTATGTAATAAGTGTATGTCTGTTTGTGTTAGATTAGAAACAGTGAAGTGCTAAAGGACACCAAGTATGTTTTATTTTAGTAGTTGGTAGAGAACCAATTCCAAGAATTTAGACTGTATTTTTTAAAAATGTTACACCATAATAAGTTCACTCTGAAATGGCATGGACTATGTCTTTTTTACTATTTATTTCCTGAATTTAGTAGTTATTTTTTGTTATATTATATTTTGTATATGTAAATGGAAAGTATTGACGAATGTTTTCTCAAATATGACACTGACAAGTCATCCAGATTTCACAATTATAGTAGACAATATGAAGATTTGTTTTTGAAATTTAGAGACAAACCCATAAAATATCTTGAAATTGGTGTTTTAAATGGTGGAAGTATAAATGCCGCAAGAGAAATTTTTAAGAATGCTGAAACAATTCTTGGGTTAGACATAAACAATGAATGCAAAAAATATGAAAACTTAACAAAAAATATGTATGTTGAAATTGGAGACGCCACAAACAAACAATTTATTTCAAACATAATTAATAAATACGGTACATTTGACGTTATATTAGATGATGGATCTCATATAAATAGAGATATGATTAAAACGTTTGAATCATTCTTTCCATCTTTAAATGACAATGGAATCTACGTAATAGAAGACACAATAACATATAAATATAAACATTATAATGATTTAAGTTACCCAACTATTTTAAATTATATCTTTAATTATACTAAATTTTTAAACCAATGTCGTCAATCTGATTCTGTTAATGGCATAAAGGATTGGTGTGTTGATCCATTTAAGATAAACAAAAAAACACAAAATGTATTTGAACAATCAATTGATAAAATAGAATATGGATGTTCTTACATTGCGGTACATAAAAAAATTAGAACCAACTGGATTTAAAACTTTATAAACCGGGCTGTAGTGTGGTTCTACTCTATCCTCCCCTACTCACGTTCTTCATGTTGTGAACAAATCTCATTCTCTCCAAAGGCCATCGCCAACATGTCACTGACCATGATACGCAGTTTCGAGGCGGTATGGAACTGCTCATGGCAGTGCAGCATCTTGGCAGACACCGTCAGAACCTCAACATTGCTCACAACAACAGGGGCTACAAAGGAGACAATTCTACGCTCTAAAATATATGTTTTAAGTTTATTGAATTGAAGATCTCATTCTTAATCTATTTTGTATACAACAACAAATATTAAATTGTTTGTTCTGAGTTTGAATAAATACATTTAAACTAGACGATTTAAAAAGTATAATTTACATCAAAAACCGTTGAATTTAATTTAAAATCAATTTTAGAACAAATTATATGTCTTCCGATGGTCTTCTTGTTACTTACAGTTTTAACTGGGATCGCAATAATTCACTTTATTTATGGTTTAATTAAGTGAATTCCGTTTAAATTTATCACATTCGAATAAGTTCCAATTCATTTGCCTGGAACTATATAAATCAACATTAAATTTAAACAAAGTACCCGAATAGGAGGTGGCAACCAATCTATTTGTTTTCTATAATTATTTGAAAATAAGCAAAAATTTACTTTAATTCATGTGTCTTTAAAAAATTAAAACACTCAGTTAGAGCAACATCCCATTCTTCATTTAATAATTTTGGAGGAATATTCATTATTGAGTTCGTTTTAATAATATCAATAGCCTCTATTATTTTTTCAACTATACTTATGACATTTGGTTCACACATTAATATTTTATCACTATATCTATTTATTGAATCATTATTTTTAAAGTTATAGTTATTATGTATGCATACCCCATTGCAATAAGACATTTCAAGTGGTGCATATCCTGGGTGTGTCGACAACACAAAACTAATTAATATATCAGAATCTCTAAACAATTTTGCGTAATCTTCTTCGTTTAAAAATCCAACCTCATTAACATAAAAATTATCATCTATTTTATATTTCCCAACTCCATGTCCAAACCCGATTATTTCATAATTTGTTTCATCAACAATTCCATTCATAAAACATGTGCGTAGAGAATCATATATTAGATTCTGTAAATTTCTTTCAGCATGACTTCTTGAATAAAAAATTATTTTAATTTTTCTGTTTGCTTTTTTTTCAACATACTTAAACAATTTTGAATTAAACGCCGGTTCAAAACATACACAACATTTTTTTAAATATTCGTCGTTTGAAAAATGTGAAAAATTAATATCTATTAAACCATCTAACAACAATGATGTATTAACAAATGAGTAATAATCCATTTTATATGTTTCCATTGCATAATTGTAATTGCTATCACCTTTATGTAAAATTAATTCATTTTCCTGTATAAACCAAAAAAAATGTTTATTTTTTAAATACCCTAGTATAAACTTTAACGGATATATAGTCCACCAAGCGGATGCGATAAAAACATCATCATAACTTATTTTTACATGATTGTTTACCATTGTTTCATATTGTATATTTTCATTAAAATTGTTGATTTTATGCGTTATTTGTTTAAACTGGTCTATATCATTATTATACATGCTAATTATTCTAACTAAATAGCCATTTTTGGCTAACAAATTGGCAAAATGTATAATCGTCATCGGACCAGCACTAAAAGAAATTCCCGGCAAAATTAAATTATACCTTTTTGGCTCATTTGTTAATGGAACAAAATCACCTCTAATATTTATAAATTCACTTTTAAAATTTGATGAAACCAGGTATTTACATTTTTCGTTAGGTCTACATGTTTTTACATTATTTAAGAAATGTTTTATTGGATTTTCATCATTAAATAATTTGTATGTTTCTTTATACCATTTTGTGTTAAAATATAAAGATGGGTTGTAATTTAACTTAGCTCCTATTGTTTCATAATGCGTCATTAACTGGTTATCTGGTATGTGATTCAAATCATAGTTATTTTTATACCAAACATTGTTAAAATAATCGCCAGTTGGAGATTGATAAAAAAACATATAATATATATAAAGAAATATTGTATTTAAATATAAACATAATATAAACATTATTATGGAACGTGTATCTGATATTAATTTGGAAGAAAAATGGAATAAAACCAATCCGAATGATGTTGTACGAATATGCAATTATTATAACAAATACATGTCTATGTATTCTAAAGACAATATATGGCATGCAATAATTCTTCCAAAATTAAAAAAATATTTAGAATTATTTACATTAAATAAATACGAACATGCTAATTTCATCTTAGAGAATATTAATAAAACAAACTTAATGTATGGTTATGATGTATTGCAAAATGAATTTCACAATGGTATATTAATTTATTATGACGAGATTGAAAGTACACACAAATGCATTATTAAATTGTTGGAAGAAATGGAAATTAAACCTGTGTATACAAACAATTTATTAGACATAGAAGAAAATCTTTTATTAATGGATGAAAAATGCGGATTTAAGATAGATTTTCCTGAAGTATTCAATTACTCGAAATCTGCAACAATTGCATCCAGTAGAGGGAAAATATCACACAGAATGATGTATGCATTATATTATGTTTGGAATATATACAGACATACACCAGATATAAAAAATGCATCAATTCTTGAAATTGGTGCAGGAACTGGAAGAACCGCATATTATGCTTATAAATTTGGATTTAATAAATATACTATTATGGACATAATATCAACTAATATTGTGCAAGCACATTATAACTTTAATATATTTGGTGCAAACAATGTACATTTATATGGAGAAGAATGCACTGATTCGTGTTTTTTAACAATAATGCCATCCATTGTGTTTGAAACAATTAAAGACAACTTTGATGTTGTCTGTAATTTTGATGGATTAACTGAATATGGGTTAAACACTGCAACAATGTATTTCAAAAAAATTGCAGAGATTTCAACAAAATTTATATCAATAAATCATATATCAACACAACATCAACTTGGAAAAAAGTATACTGTAAGTGATTTATATAAAGATCATAATTGCAAAGTGTTGTTAAAGGAAAATTGTGATTATAGATCAGATACAAATCATTTTTTTTATGTTAAAGAAATTTTAGAATTTTATAAATAATATCAATTCGTCCCTTTTCTATTTATGTATGCCTGCTGACCTGTTAGTGCTTTAATTGAAATCACTCTAATTCACTTGAAACAATAAGTATCAAGATAGTCGGTGGCAGCCATATCAACAAACAATATTTATTGTAATTAATAAAATAACATTTTAAAACTCCGCTCCATCCAAATTGAATGCTGCGTCATCCTTCACGTCGTTAACCAAATTATACTCTCCTACTCTTCTCTCGAAGAAGTTCGTCTTTCCTTCCAGCGAAATCATATCCATAAAGTCAAACGGATTCGCAGCTCCATATAGTTTGCCTGCTCCTAATTGAACAGCCAATCTATCCGCCACAAACTCGATGTACTGGGACATCATCTGCGAATTCATCCCAATAAGACGGCATGGCAGTGCTTCACAAATGAATTCCTTCTCGATGCTGACCGCTTCTTGTATGATTTCGCGGATTTCTCCTTGGGGGAGGGGTGCATTAAGGAGGCTGTGCATGAGAACAGCAAATTCGCAGTGAAGCGCCTCGTCTCTCGAAATCAGCTCATTGCTATACGTCAATCCCGGCATCAATCCACGCTTCTTCAACCAATAAATAGAACAGAATGCCCCGCTAAAAAAGATGCCTTCGACACAAGCAAACGCCACCAGCCTCTTTGCAAACGACGCAGTGTCGCTCTCCATCCACTTAATCGCCCATTGCGCCTTCTTACCAATACACGGGTAGTTATCGACGGCATTGAACAACTGGTCCTTTTCTTTGGGGTCCTTTATGTACGAATCAATAAGAAGCGAGTACATTTCCGAGTGAACATTCTCCATCGCAATCTGAAATCCGTAAAAACACCTGGCTTCCGGCACTTTTACGTCGCTCATAAAACGAATCGCTAGGTTCTCAGTCACAATTCCGTCGCTCGCTGCGAAAAATGCTAAAACATGCTTAATAAAGAACTTTTCGTCATCTGTCAACTTCTCCCAATCATTATAATCGCGTGTGAGCGTGACTTCCTCTGCTTTCCAAAAACTATTTTCCGCCAATTTATACATCTTCCAAACAGAATCGTGTTGGATTGGGAAGAGAACAAAGCGCGACACAGTGGTGTCAGTAAGAATTGGTTCGGACATTTGTTGGTATTATGCGGAGAGAAAAGAAAAGGTTTGAGGTATAACATTATAGTGAGATTATTTTAAGCAGTTTTAATTATGTCAATTTAATGTCCGCTCGTGTATAAATGTAATTTCCACCTGACGGAGTGTGACACTCTGGTTCTAACCAAAATCCACTTCGTTTTATTGGTGTTTCAACATGAATTACTAGATTTTTCTTTGTGTCATCAGGGCAATAGCAATATCTTCCATCCAACACTGTATAGACGTGTATTATATTGAATGTCGTTAGGTTGAGAACTTTCAAGTAGTTAAGTAATTGCCGCAATTTGTGTTTGTCAAACCAATGTTCACCAAGACGGAAACAATTAGGGTCATCCTCGTCAAAATCGGCAACAATTTTATTTATGTCTTTTGATGTTGATGTAACAAACTCACGACAAATGTTGTTAACTTTTGTATTTATTGCGTCACCATAATATGTTGTCATGTTTATTTGGTTATGCATCGAAATATTTATATATTTTTAATTTATATATGACACCGTTGGCCGAGAGAGACAAACACATAAACTGTTTAGAACAGCAGATTAAATTGCACGAGAACTTTTTGGGCGGGCGTGTTATCAAGTTATCAGAAACAGACGCAAACAAATTAAGAACACTTAAGCGTTATTTAAAACATAATGGCTGTGGTGGAGAGAAAGATTTAGAAACAATCAACGCTCTATTAATGCAAAATTAGTTTTTCTCTCTATAAAATATAATGAATACAAGCCAATCCGCTGGTTATCGCTACGTCCCTTCTCGTCGTCCCAAGTCCAAGACTGTTCGGTCGATTAAGAAGAGAACCAAGGGTGGTCGCGTTAAAAAGACTAGACGTCACACTCGTAAGCATTAATTAATGTTCTCTCATAATTTTATCCTAACATATATTATAGATATGGACAAAGTTATGAAATCTCCCATTGTTAAGGGTGTTGTTAACTCACCAATTGTTAAGGGAACTGCCGATGCGATGAAGACGCGCACTGGACTCTATATTGTGTTATTTTTAGCAGTCACCAATGTTCTCGGATTTATTACCATGAACAATGTGAATGCACTTCTGTTGTTTGTTCTCGTTGGTATTGTTGCCACGCGATTCACAAAGAATATGTCTTACATCCTGGTTGCTTCTCTCCTTGTCACCAATGGATATTTGCTGGTTCAGCGTAGAATGAGCCGTGAAGGAATGAAAGCATCTGAAGAGAAAGAAGACCCTGCTAATCCTGACGAACCCGACATTATAGAGACTCCTCAAATAATGGCGATTCAGGCGAACATCCCACCAAGGAGAGGAGCAAGACGCACCGATGACGATGTAAAGACTATGGACATATCTGGTGTTAATATAGATGCTAGTGGAAATCGTATAAATCTAGATGTTCAGCAATTAGCACCTCTTTCTTATTCAACTCGTGATAACGACAAGGCAGCAAGTAACGACAAGGTTCGTGGAGGCAACAATGTCGTTGGTGGAACTAATACCAATAAGAACATGAAGGACGGCTTTGTCAGCAAAAAACAGCGTCTTTCCCCCGGTTCTCTCGAAGCCAAGAAGAAATCGTCAGAAGACGAAGATGTTCGAGTGGATTATGCTTCTACCCTCGAAATGGCATATGACAACTTACAGACTATGCTAGGCGATGAGGGAATCAAGGGGCTTTCATCAGAAACCCGTCGTCTCGCTAAACAGCAGCAGAATCTCATCTCTTCTCTCAATGATATGGCTCCTATTCTTAAGGACGCTCAATCCACTTTGACCAACTTGAAGATGCCTGATATGAACTCGATGAAGAGCATTATGGGAATGTTAAAGGGGAGAAAATAACTTATTTAAAACATATTAAAGATTGCCGGATAATATGTTTTAACCATACATACAATGTTTTCAAGAGCGTTTAGACGATATTTGTTTGCGCATGGACCGAGACTATATGTGAATACCGGCTGTGTCATATGGATTGGTAAGACTATTATAGATACTAAAAAACATCTTGACATTATGTCAGACAACGACATAAAAAAGCATATTTTACCAGCAACAGGATGGAATTTGCTCTATTATTCTCCTAATGTGCTGTTATGGCCTGCTAATTTAGCAATGGATTTATATATATTGAGTGTATTAAAGTATTATGATATGCGTGCCATTAAATAATCTGCCTATATGTATATAACAAATGGCAAAGACGTGTCCTCCTGGAGTATTGTGTATCGAGAACTATACTTTTGTATTCCTGATAATAGTTGTAACAATCGCAATCGGGTGGTTTCTCTCCAAATCCAAGACATTAAAGGGTGAAAGTGAAGAACATACTGGCCAGTCTTTTTTTAACATGCTTCCAAGTGGATTCAACGTGATTCCTGGTTTCGGCGGCGACACCTTAACCGACCCTTATCTGCCTCCTCTCAAGGACAATCGCTATTTCCCTCTGCCACAACACGGTCAATATGGTCTCCCAATTAATATGCGAACCCGCGGGTTTGACACTTCTTATCGTCAAGTTGGCATATTAACCCGTGTTGGTGCTGGTGGTGACCCAAGAGAGACTATTCTACCTATAATGGGGCGTCCATTGTTCGCAAATCGCGATAAATGGCAGTTCTATACGATGAGTGACAGCAACAATTCCGTTAAATTACCAATCAGTTTGGGTGGTAAGCACTGTACCGGTGAATATGGATGCGACGACATAAGCAACGCAGATACAGTTTATGTCGAGGGATACAACACGCCATTTAAGGCGACTATTTATGAAAACGAGTTTCCACGTTATATTCCGTTTGTTTAAATACTTAATTTACCTTAAAACTGAGAGAAATCAGTCAGAATAGGGCGGGGTTCATATGCTGATGTGACTGGTCCAGGTGCGACATTATAACCAGCCGAATAGTCCTTGTTCACAAATGGCTGTGGAACCCATCCAGTTGGTGCTTCTTTGCTGGGGCAAACTGTCACATCAGGACATTTAGGGCAAACCGGTGGGACTATCTGCGTTTTAAGAATATACTTGTCGTTGTCTTCTTCATCAAGTGTCTTCTTCTTATTGCGATGCGATACAAGACCCTCTTTAACTGAATATCCTAAATTAACAAGCATTAGAATACCAATAACAACAAGTGCTAAATGAATTAACGTCAATTTCATGATTAAAATATGTTTGGAAAAAAAACTTATTTTATTCAATCTTCTTAATTATGACAAATAAAACAAAGATCAAATGGACGCCTGAACAACAACGACTTCTGATAAATTGGGCTGAAAAAGCCACCGGATATGCTTGGCTCCACAACCGCAGTGTAAATTACTTTAAAAATCGGAATCTCTATATAGCAATTCCGGCGTCTTTTTTCGGCTATATTGCCGGAGCCACATCATTTATATCAAGCAGTGATGGTGGTGGCAATATTTACATTAGCACAATGATCGGTGTCTGTGGTATATTGGCTGGATTACTTACAAACTTTCAAGAAATATTCACATTTAAAGAGCTTGGAGAACAACATCGCATATCTGCACTGCGGTTTCTCTCTTTTTTCCGTGATATCAGTTGTGAACTCAGCATACATCCGAATCATCGCACCGATCCAATTGAATACATAACAATGAAACGAATGGAGTTGGATAAACTGCTTGAACAGAGTCCAATGCCTCCTCAGTCAATTATTAACGAGTTCAACCGCAAATTCAAGAAGGTTCAAATACATAAACCGGATTTGGCTAACAATTTACAAACTATTATTCCATACGGCGCTGAAATGTGTAATAAAACGTTTGAACCTCTTAAAACAAAGAAACAACTATTGAAGAAGTATTTTAAAATATGGAAAAAGAATGTTCTTGAAACAAAACACACTACAGGTGATGGGCTAATGGAAGTAGCTAATTCTGAAACCAGTAGCATAATATATAATCCAAATGATCATATAAATATTAATGTAGACAATATTAACGTAGACACTGCCTCGTCTGAAACAGTTTCGTCACAGTCTGAAAATGATAAGCAACCACTGGTTGTTCCTATATTCAATGATGAATTAACTAGAGACGCAAACATTATGCCATTTACAGACATAATTGCTAGGTCTCGAGCATCACAAATGTTGGATTTACGCAATGACAAGTATTATTTACCACAAGCTTACAATGATGAAATGCGGCGTGAATTGGAAAAAGAACTTGAATCAAACAAAACTACAAGTGCTGTATAATTTTATGTTTCACTGATAACCAAAATCACACGTATATTTGTCTGTTTCCACACAAATCTGCGTTTCTTCCGTAATAATCACCTGCCCATACAACTCGACATTTGTAAAAGACACCCGTTGTTAAAACGCAATCACACACTTATTCTTGAGGTATAAGCTTTACCACATTCAATACCGAATGACTTCGGTTTCGTCGTCTGGCTGGTTTCCGAGAATGGTAGCGATACATTGTGAATAAGACTATAAAATGAATTAAAATGCTTTAACAAAATTGAATTTAATTTTTACACACGAGAAAATTAACAAATGCTTTAAAATGAGCGAAAGTTACGCAATTGATGTTGGTTTTGATCCAAGCAACAATGACAATGGAACTATGACCGACTTTATTGTTGCTTTCCTTATATCATTCTTCCTCAATTGGATTGGATACATCACAACGTTCTTCATGAATAACCGCATCGCAACTCAATCAGGTGGTCTTTCAGGATTTGGATTGTCGCTTGTAAAAGTTACGCTCATTATTCAGTACATACAAGAAAAAGAGCGTCCTCTTGGGCTATCACTTTTGATAATCTTGTCAGTTATAATCGTTGGCATGTCATTCTTTATGTACGGGTTATATACTTACAGCATCAGTTCCGTGAAATTGAAAAATTGAAATGATGTATTTTTCTTTTAATTATAGCAAATCACATCACAAAAATGTCTCTTAAGCCGTGTTTTATGAAGGGAATCATTGAGGCTGGTATTGATGAGGCTGGACGTGGGCCGATGTTTGGCCGTGTTTATGCCGCTGCGGTGGTGTTGCCGGATGAAGATGCTGGGACTGGGTTTAACTTTTCACTTATGAAAGACAGCAAAAAGTTCTCATCAAAGAAGAAGATTAAGGAGGCATATGAACACATCAAGCAGTATGCCAAGGCGTATTCGGTGCAATTCTCGGAACACGATGAGATTGATGACATCAACATCCGAAATGCGACGTTTAAAGCGATGCATTCCGCGGTCAAGGCGCTTGAAATTCACCCGGATCACTTACTTGTAGATGGGTGCGATTTCAAACCATACATTTATATGAGTGATGAAGAATATGTATCAATCGCAAATACGTGTGTTGAGGGAGGAGACAACACATATTGCTCAATTGCCGCGGCATCCATCTTGGCCAAGGTTGAGAGAGACCAATACATCGAGGATATGTGTGATAAGTATCCAAAGTTGGATGAATACTATGGAATGAGAAGCAACAAGGGGTATGGTTGTAAGAAGCATATGGACGGAATCAAGGAGCATGGAATTAGTCGCTGGCATCGCCGCTCATTTGGCATTTGTAAGACGTTTGATGAGTATAATGACGCGGATTCGGTAGTGGCTGAAGCCGTTGCTAAGGAGGACTCGCCAGCCGTTGCTAAGGAGGACTCGCCAGCCGTTGCCAAGGAGGACTCGCCAGCCGTTGCCAAGGAGGACTCGCCAGCCGTTGCCATAGCAACCAAAAACGCCCCGGATGCAAAGTTCAAGTGCGACAAATGCGGTAAAGAATACGTCCATAAGGGTTATTTCGTCAAGCATCAAGCAAAATGTGGTGTTGCTTATTCTACAAACGAACTAATGATTCTCTCAATGTACAATACTGCCGTGTCGAATGGAGAAACGCCTTGCTATGGCTGATTCGAACCATAATTATCCTCCAATAAAAAATTGAAATTCTTTTGTATTTTCTCTCCAAATTTACTTGTCCTCAACAAAACAAAACAAACAATGCTCGTTCTCGTCTTTGACACCGAAACCACCGGATTGCCGCCAAGGACTCCCCGCAACGCGCCATCACCTCCAATCGAAGAACTAGCCACAACTTGGCCTCACATTGTCCAGCTTAGTGGTATTCTATTTGACACCAAGGAAAAGAAGGTTGTTGAAATGTTTGACCACATCATCAAGCTTCCTTCAGACGTCCCACTTCCAGATGAATCAGTTGCCATACACGGAATCTCTCGAGAAATGTGTGATACTAAAGGAATCGACATTAAGGCCGCCCTCATCATATTCACCATATGCTTTGAAAAAGCGCATTGTATTGTCGGCCACAACATCGAATTTGACAAAAGTGTTCTCCAAGTGGAACTCCACCGCAACGACTACGTCAACATATTCAACAAACAACCCAAGCTTGAGTATTGCACAATGAAGTACGGCGACAAAATTACCAACCTCACAATGATAAGCAAAATCAGCGGAAAATCCATCAAGAAATTGCCTAAACTGATTGAACTACACGAACACTTGTTTGGAGTCTCTGAAAGGCCACTGAACCTCCACAACTCGCTGATTGACGTGCTAATTTGCGCTCGATGCTACACAAAGATGGCTAACAAACAAGACATGTTTCTCTGGGAAGATGAGACTATTGAGAAGACGAAGACTATGATGTATTTGTAATTTTAACAATAAAATGAATTTTTTTTATACATTTTGCATAACCAATTCCTTGTCTATAGTCACTTCTTTTGCTATATTTGTTATAATCTTGTTTATTTGTTTTTTATCATATTCTTCATCATCAGTAACACCCATTGACCGGTTCATTATTACTAAATATTGGTCACTTGTCTTTGATTCGCCGTTCATGAATTCTGGATTCTGCTTCATCCATTCTGGTAATTGCTTAATATTCTTGTTTGTTACACTTTCAATTGCATTCTTTATTTTCTCATTACCCTCTTCTTTTTGCCAGTTGTCTTGCTCCTTTATGTATATTGTTTCTCTCTTAAAGTCACTACAGTGAATTGGACGTTTGAATATGTCCAAGTTTTTAAGATTTCTGATGAATATGTTGGATATTCCAGCTACATACCCTAGTCGGCCAGTATCTTCTAGGTCTGTCAATTGTAGTTCGAGAGATCGGACAAAGTCGGAGAAATTCACTGCTTCTTTGCAGTATTCGTTGAGAAAGACCATCAAATTGAACTTGTTGTAGTTGATTGTGTTGTTAATTACGTTCTTCTTTTCATTCGCTAGTTCTATCAGTTGCTTCTGAAGTTCTTGATTCTGTTTCATCATCTCTTGTAGAAGACCCGCTAATGTTGTGTGTTCTTGTGTTGCCACCGTTGTTTCACCTGTGCAGTCGTTTGCTGTATCGCATCTCTTACGATGCCTCCAGAGTCCTGACCTATCAGTGTAAATTTTTCCACATTCACACTTGATTTTTCGCTCGGTGTCAGTAATGTGCGAAATGTGCTTTTTTTGTTGACAATCGGTTGCTAAAAGCACCTTACCATGTTTTTCGGTCTGAATATGACGATTCCAATGCGTTTTGTTAGTGGTAAAATATTGACAATTTTCGCAATTGTAAAAAATGTGCTTTTTTGTTGACATCCGTTGATTATATATACCCTAAAGACCTTGTTTTTAACCTCCTTACTGAAAACTTTTTAGACCATAAGTGAAAAATCTCTGAAAAAAGTTGTGACCATTATGGTAAGGGTCTGAAAAATGAAGGTTTTTCGGGGATCTGGCGTTCACTTTTGAAAAATGGACAAAAATAAATGTCCAAAATCGAAAAACGATTTCGGAACCCAGAAAATTTTTTCGCAATTTTGTATGGTGTGAATAATATAGAACAATCGTGTTAAAATGTGGTGTCGTTGTGCTAATGACGCATAATTGTGACACATACTTAGCAGGCTTACTGATTCGCATAAGAACAGTGGGGCAACAATAGTGTGTCTTTAGACTGGGATGGTAAGACACCATACCAGTAAGGATTTCACCAAATATTAGGCACATTATGCCGAATTTACGGGTAAAAATGAATGTGCTTTTTGGTTGATAAAATGGTTGCTAAAAGCACCTTACCATAAAAATCGGGTCCTGTCCCCTGATTTCACATCATATTTCAGTCTCATTGTGCCAATGTTAAAACGAAATTTCAAAAAATGTGCTTTTTTGTTGAAAACCGTTGACAACTGACCCCCGAATTGACCCTCCTTACTGAAAACTTTTTAGACCATAAGTGAAAAATCTCTGAAAAAAGTTGTGACCATTATGGTAAGGGTCCAAAAAATCAAGGTTTTTTCGGGATGAACGATTCACTTTTGAAAAATGGACAAAAATAAATGTCCAAAATCGAAAAACGATTTCGAAACCCAGAAAATTATTTTGAGAAATTCTGCTAGGGAGACCATAACTCTTAAATGTCTATCAAATGTTCTTACTGAACTCCGTGCGGAAAACAAAATGTTTAAAATCGGGATACCCGAAAAACATTTTATGACGTAAATATGGTGTCAACCACTAAGAAGAACACATTTCACAGTCTGGCTGGTTGGTCTCCTTACCAACTGGTTCAACTGTGAATTGCTGTGCTTTTGCTTTAGGTTTTGTGCGAAGATAATACATTCCAGTCTTGAGACCCGATTTCCACGAATACATGTGCATCGCTGTCAGATTCTTAAAAGTCGGCTCAGCCATCCATAGATTCATGCTCTGACTCTGACAAATAAATGCGCCTCGGTCCTTTGCCATGTCAATTACCTTTTGCATTGAGATTTCCCACGCTGTTTTGTACTTGTCCTTAATGTTCTTAGGAATGTCGAGTCGTTGAACACTTCCACCATCGGCAATCAACTGATTCTTGACTGTTGTATTCCATAATCCCAACGCCATCAACTCAGACAACAAATACTTGTTTACTATGATGTGATCTCCGGCATTTGTGCGACGAACATAAATATTTGATGTAAATGGCTCGAAACACTCGTTGTTTCCAAGAATTTGAGCAGTCGATGCGGTTGGCATTGGAGCAACAAGCAACGAATTGCGGACACCATAATCAATGATAGATGTCCGCAGTGAATCCCAAGCGTATCTACCAGGTGTGGGCTGAACTCCCCATAAATCGAATTGGAATTGCCCGTTAGCAAGCGGAGAACTAGTGAATGAACTGTATGAGCCAATTCGTGTTGTAGTTAGTTGTTCCATCTCTTCTTTGATTGGTTTAAGATTGTTAAATGATGACGTTAATGCGCCATTTGTATCATTAATCAGTTTAATAGATTCGCCATCAAATTCCCAAGAATGCTTGTATTCATTTTTGAGCTGTTGCAACTTCTTTCCACGCTCAATTGCTATTTCATTGCTCTTTTTGATAGAACCATAATAAATGCTTTCAAAGATTAACCGATTGATTTCGCGTGCTTCGGCTGAATCGAACGCCAAATTCATTAAAGCAAAAACGTCGGCCAAACCCTGTACGCCTATTCCAATAGGTCTATGACGTAAATTACTGCGTTTCGTGTTTGGCGTAGGATAATAATTGATGTCAATGACTTTGTTCAGGTTTTCAGTGATAATCCCGGCGGCTTCTACGAGTTTCTCGTAATTATAAGTGTTAGTTTCTGTATCAACAAAAGAAGCAAGGGAAATGCTGGCCAAGTTACAGACCGCAGTCTCTTCGGAGTTTGAATACTCGACAATCTCAGTGCACAAATTGCTCGATTTGATTGTTCCTAAATTCTTCTGGTTTGACTTTCGATTGCATGCATCCTTGAAGAGCATATATGGAGTCCCTGTCTCAATCTGACTCGTTAAAATGCTAAACCAGACATCGCGCGCCTTTACAACTTTATTGCCACGGCCTTCTCGCTCATAACGCTCATATAGCACTTCGAATTCTGCTCCATATGAGTCGGAGAGACCTGGACATAAGTGTGGGCACATTAGAGTCCAGTTGCCATCCGATTCAACCCGACGCATAAAGAGGTCTGGAATCCACAACGCATAAAAGAGGTCGCGTGCTTTCTTCTCTTCGTCGCCCTGATTCTTCTTCATCTCTAGAAATTCCATTATATCAGAATGCCACGGCTCCAAGTAGATGGCAAAACTTCCGTTGCGTTTACCGCCACCATTGTGAATTACCGCAGTTGTCGTTAAATAATTGTGTGTTTTTGTCATTTGTAGGTCATAAAGTGTTGTTCCCGGAGTTTTGATGTTTTTAATCTTGGAAATCTTGGAAACAAGTGTATTCCTGTAACGTGTATAATCAACTTCAATACTATTCATTTTGTTTAATCCGAACAATTCGCAAATTTCTCGTGTTTTAGGGATATACACTAAGTAAACTGTTTTTTTTACAGTGGTATATACGTAAAATGTATCTATTTTACAGGTCGGAAGGACGCCCATTTTCAACAAAATGTACTTGATTCCTTCTGCGAATTCCTTGCTTTCAGTAGAAATAAATGGCTCACCATATGAATCCACTTCATATAACGCAATTAACAATTTGGATACTTTTTCCACCGGCAAATTAAGCCATCTGTAATGAATTTCTTTGTTTCCATTTCTATCACGGAAATCACTATACTTGAATGGCAAATTCACAGTTTTCTCCCAACTTACACTTCGATATGTGCTGTTTAATTTCTTGTTGTTATACTTGTGTAACGCATAGATTCCTCCTTCATGTATGCTGTCATAAATCTCGAATTTAATACATTTTTTCGTAAAATAGTCTTCGATCCACACGGTGAATGATTCGTATTCACTCGGAACTTTAATAGAAACTCTTGGTGTTGAATCGTAATAGCCACCGAATCTAGCGATAACTCCATACAAGTAGCATTCTTGCCATGTAATTTCGGATGTATCCTTTATATATTGAGGCATTGAAATAGCAATAATGTCGTTTTCAGTTAATCTACCTGCTTCAATAAACTCATAATGCTTATTATCGACAATCGATAGAATCGGATGTTCTGGCGTTATTACAAGTGGGTCAAACGAATTGGTCGTGTAAATTTCCAAAAGGTCGATGTTGTAGTATGCGTGTTCAAGCACATTATCGACTAGTTCTTCCAACCCAGATGAATTAATAATAGCGCTTTCTTTTGGAGACAATTGACTGATTTTTTTGATGCCTTGAGTTGTATAAATAAGTGTATCTGGAGAAACACATTGGTCGACGTATCTAGCAGTATTGTTGTAAACACGCAACATTTCCACAATGCCATTTGAAGTCCCCCCTGTACCAGCGATTTCAGTGCCATTTGCCCTAATATTGTGAATATGAAGACCAATTCCTCCAGCCAACTTGGAAATAAGCGCACATTCCTTTAGTGTATCGTAAATTCCTTCAATGCTGTCTTCTCTCATCGCAACTAAATAACACGAACTAAGCTGTTGCAATGTTTTTCCTGAGTTAAAAAGAGTTGGCGTAGCGTGAGTGAATACCTTTTTACTCATCAGGTCATATGACGTCTTCACTTTTTCAAGGTCTTCGCCGTGAATTGCGAGAGAAACGCGCATCCACATATGTTGAGGACGCTCTACGATTTTTTTGCCAGCCCTGAAGAGATATGCTCTCTCGAGCGTTTTGAACCCAAAATAATCAAACACGAAATCACGTTCATAATCAATCATTGCTTCAATAGCATCTGCATTATCGCAGACTAATTCATAGAAAGCCTTGCTAATTGCGGGCATATGCCTACCAGAAACAGCGCAACTGTATTCATATAACTCCTTACAAACAGCCAACATGCTATTAGATGTGCTCTTTTGATGGTTCGAAATAAGGATGCGACCAGCGAGAACACCGTAATCTGGGTGAATGGTTGCCATAGTCGCCGCCTGTTCTCCACACAATTCGTCTATTTTAGCGGTTTTGATGTTGTCAGTCAATTGTTCGATCACTTTGATTGCGAGAGTTGTATAATTCACATTGAGAGAACCGTGCTCGTCGAGTTTGCGTATGCGCTTGACTATTTTATCAAACAATACTGGTTCTCGTCGTCCATCTCGTTTAATAACGAACAATTCACAAATGTGTGCGGGATTCATATAATATAATATATAAACAAATAAGGGAGTATTTAAATGAATTTGGGAAAATGTTTTTAGTGCTTGGCATAAATAAAAAATAATTCTATATATTATAACAATGTTACGGTTAGTAGTCTTATTCATACTTATTTTATTGTTAACTGCTGTTTTTAAATTTCAAACATCAATACAAGAAGGAATGGAGCCATCTAAAAACAACAAGTCCGATGACGGCTTGTTGTTAAAAGGATTTTATAGAACAAAAGAGAATCCGGGCGTATCACAGCATGGTTCAGCTGATCGACTGCGACTTTTCCCGAAAACGGCGATGTCAAGTTATGAACAAAAAACGAATAACAAACGACATTGGTTTACTCCGTGTGATGGGAGTAGTGTACGGGCTGATATGTGTGGCGGTTTATACAAGGGGAAAGCACTTAAAAAACAGCGTCACGTTGTTCCAAGTATGACATCAGGACGAGTTAATATGTATGATGCTGCTGAGTTTTAATCTTTCATCGGTTCTTCATCTAAATGATCTATGTTCGTTGTGATGTTGATTGTCAATTGTTGCTGATTTTCGCCTCCTTTTTTACAGATTGTCTTTTTTATGGGTTTACGATGGTCAAATCCGCTCACCTTTTCTCTCTGAATTGTCTCCCAAGCGTGGCGTAATTGTGCGACATTTGCTAAGAACCATTCGCGATTGCGGGGAACATACACGCACGACATTAATTCGAGTCGCCAATAAATGTATTTTACGAACAATTTCTCTGAATTTCTCTCCATTATATCCTCCATCCAGCGTTCATACTGGGTGGTAGTTGTTGTGACAAGCGGGCAATACTCATATACAGGTGAAGACCCTTGATAAAACATCGCCAAAACACCCTTAAACGCACCAGACGCGGTTTTGTTAAATGTGTTACCAACGTCTGAGTAAAACTCCATATATGAAGGATATTCCTTGAAAACACACTCCAAGAAGTCGCAATCAGCGAGGTCGCACACTTCCATCTGGAGTTGCATCTGAATCCAGTATTCTTTCTTAGGGATGCCGGTTATTTCGCGATTGACGATGTTCTTAATCTCTAGCATTCGGCCATATAAAGGCGATCTTGAGTCAATATTGATGCCGTCCGGTGAGGCACCGAGAAACTCGTGAGCTGGATGAGTAATACATCCAAATTCGCCGAGTTTCGTGTTATACAAGTGTTCATAAAGTTCTACAGACACGGGTTCATATCGTTGTCCCCAATGAAGCGGCGAATCAACGTTAGTTGCGGCGTATGGCTGGTAAGGCACGCACTTACTATGGACGAATGAGTTGAAATTTGCCTGCGAATCAAGCACTTTCCAAGCGGAACTAGCCGTAATTAGCCCGTGACGACGTTCATACCACTCTGTCGTGCGTTGCTCAGGTTGAACATCATCGCGAAGTTTGGCGAGTTTGGATGGCAGCTCTTTTGATGGTGTGGCTAATACTACTGAATCACGGATGCATTCGCGGGGATTCTGCTTATAATATTCTTCAATCGCTCTCTCCAATTTTTCCTCAAAGTCGTCTTCATCAACGATTTCGTCTTCAATCAGTGCGTCAAAATGTTCTCGCACGCACGATTTCATTATTTCCTTGTATTTGGGTTCTGCCACTATGGTTGGGTTGTTATGAGTGATGACCTCTGTGATTTCTCTCAACAATTCGTGGTCGTGAGCGTCTTCTTGGATGAACTCATTCTTTCCGTAATTTATTGATACTGATTCATCTAGAACCATTATTATAGAAAGCAGTTCTTTAATGTCATTTAGGGGAGGACATTCGGGTAGGTCAACTGCATCAATCATATCATAAATCGTTTTCTGTCCGTTTTCATCATACAACATTTCAGAAATCATTGAATAAATGTTCTGTTTCTTTAAATCACTGTTATCGGTGCTGGTCTCCGTATATTCAATAATTTCGCGAATTTGCTCGTCATCACATTTTTCGGGAAAGAACCTGTTGTATATGGAAATGATGACAGAAATAGTTGCATAATGTATTTCGTCGAACATATTTGTCGTGTAGATTTATTGAGAAAAGTGTTTAATATCTTTTAATTATTGTTTGGTTCTATTTCAATTTTGAAAATAGGCAATTGTTTGTCGGATGAATGTTTTAACAGATTAATCTTGTTTTTTATGATGTAAGCAGCAGATAGAGTTATAAGAAAAAGTTCAGATGAACTCCTTATAATCATTGGTAAATCGTTGTTGTTTGTGCTGTAACAAATCCATATACTAGATGAGCAAATGTTTAAAAGACAAAAAATAAGAGACAGTGTGTTTGTACTTTTATTTTTATAAAGCAAATACATAAACAAAATTCTTGCCACTATAGAAAGTGATGTGGCACTATATGGCAAATCTTCGTTACTGCTCATTTTGTCTACTATTATTAATTTGTTTGAATGCGTTTAAATCGTTAATTTTTACATTCAAATAGTGGGAACATCCACCGCAGTTGTCTTCATTTGCCATTTCAACTTTGTGTTTTATAACATTATTACAATAATTTATTTTCCATCGACCGATTTCTAACTCTTTAGTGCGTTTTGCGAAGGGAAACATCCTTCTGATGGAAGCTACTAGTGCTTGCATTTTGAGATTGGTTTGTGGTTTGTGTGCTTTTACAAATTACATTTCAATTTTTACAGCGGGTTCATCACAACAAATAGGCTTCTTTTTTGTAGGTGCGAGGTTTTTGAGTGTGCTTGGCTTCTTCTCGGTATCTTTCAGTGTGAATTTGCGTGTTTGCCTGTTGAATATGAGTCCATTTACCGTTATTAATGAGCCATTTAAGAATACTACATCTTTATTTTTTTGTAATTTCTTTCGACTTATAGCTGAACGAAGATATTCTTTGGTTGCTATTACTTCTGCGTCTGATAACTCATATTCGCTTGAGAGAACGTTTGAAACGTAAGTATTTAAACACATTGCTTTATCTGATTTGGGTAGTTTGTTCCAATTAGCCGGTTTATCGGTTTTCTCGGTTTCTAATGCGGCAGTAATATTTGTGGTGTTTTCTACATCTGATGTTAATTTCCCTTGAATGAGCATAGTTCTATATTTTAAGTTTTTCAATTGATTCATTTTCGATTGCTTAAAATAATATGGTGATATGGATTTAACTATATTTCACCATAATTAAATAAGGATAATGAGCAAGATAGTTGTCATTAAAGAAAAGGAGACGGTGGAGAGAAAGCAGATGATGGAGGTGGAACCAACGTGGTTTTCAGATGATTTACAACTAAATTATGTGAAAAATCTGCTACTTTCATTGCATTTTGAGGCGGAACCATTGATAAAGCATGAACTATCAACAAAATTGGCGGGATATAAGCAACAAGATGTGAAGAAAGAAAGGTTTGATGGAGAGAAATTTATCACATTTGATGAATTAATTGAATTACTTGTAGTCTCAAAGATGAGATGCAAATACTGTATGAAACAGACGTTTATTCTTTATGAGAAACAACGAGAGAAGGTACAGTGGACGCTTGACCGGATTGATAATGACAGAGGACACAACCAAGATAACGTTATTGTTGCGTGTTTGGATTGTAATTTACGGCGAAGAAGACTGGATGCTGATAAGTTTATGTTTACGAAACAGATGAATTTAGTAAAAATCGACGACTGAATTTCTCTCTAATAGACAAATTAAAGGATGGAACGGGATTTAGATATTTTAATGTTGAGACAACAGATTGAAGAAGAGCAACCGCGAATAAAGCAACAACAACAACAACAAGTTTGGAGTTATGGAGAGAAACCAATGAAAACACCGCGGGTTGCGCAATACCAAACAATGACACAATCCACACCAGAAAATAAGAAATTCACACGCGATGCGATTAATACACGTATGGGTGACCGCGACTTGCTTGTTCAAGTGGGAGGCAACCCATTTCTCTCCAACAATAACTATGTTAAAGACATAGCCAATAGAGATCAATACCTAGTAGCACGGGATTCTAACTTTAATTAAACAAAACCACGAAAACTGACTTAAATAAGTATTTTTATAACTATTCAGCATAAAATAATGTCATTGGCACTCTCAACACAAAATGACCTACTTATGAGTAGGTTAAAGATGTTTTATAGTGAGGATAATTATGGTAATATGAAGCGGATTCTTCCATATATTAATGGTGATTCTAGTATTTCTCTCCGTTTAATCGATTGGTTCGTTACAAATTATTCCAAGAAGAACTATACTGTTTATGCTGTTGAGAGAAACAACTCCAGCGTAAGATTCAAAGTATTTATCGACTACAAACTGCGTCTTAGAGCATACGGTAAGAAGAAGTTTGACCCCTTTTGCCGATGGGAACGAATCGCAATGCCCTATGAAAATGATACAAAGATAGAAACAACAATTGGTCAGCTCAACTTTTTTAAGTGGGCGCTGGAAAACAACATTATGAAATACATCGAAGAAAATCGGAGAGAAATCGAGGAAGACATGAATACGCGCAATTTAAATGTTACTATGAAGAATAATGTTAATTCAACTTCGCAGGTGGCGACAACCAATAAAACCCGCAAGAAGCGTCAAGAGTTGTCTCTCTCGGCAACTAAAAGCATCAAGAAAGAAGAAGTCGAAATCATTGTGAGATTTAATACTTAATTGGCGAATTCTTTATTTTTAAATGTTTATATTTAAAAATTATAAGCATTTTAATATTTATTATGGGAAATATAATTGGAACAGCAAATTCCATAAAAAAAGTGAATTACGAGGACATTCAAGGAGCAAACTTGGAACACGTTCTTATTATTAATACTCTCGAAAAACATGAGCAAAAATGTCTGATTAAGGGGACGCTTGATTACACGAGAGAAGAGGACACTATAAATATATTGATTAAAACAGGCGCCAAGGGGAAACCAATATATATTTATGGGAAAAACTATAACGACGAGAAGACATATTTTAAATATAATCAACTGACACTGTTGGGGTTTACAAATGTTTACATATATCCAGGTGGATTGTTTGAATGGCTACTGCTTCAAGATATTTATGACTTAAAAAACTTTCAAACAACGTCAATTGAGCTGGACATATTAAAATATAAACCAAAGTCCTTCTTTTTTAATAATTTCTTGACAAACGGTTAACAAAAGTGATTCTGGAACATCTGCTCATTGTGGGTGGTCGTCTTTGTCGTTTCAGCAATGTAGCACTCTACTTGGTTGAGAAATCCATTGTATTCGTCGCTTGTAATGTCGTGGTTTCCATCAAGAATTAGCTTGTTTTCCTTACTAATCAACCAGTTCTCGTGATAATCGTGGCACTTGTCAAGGTATTCCAGTGGGATTCCATCCTCTCCAGCGCGACTACGTCGTTTAATTCGCACATCACACGTCGTCGGATCAGTCTTCACATAAATATGTCCGAGAATTGGTACCTCCTTGAGAAAGCAGTCATACCACTTCAAGTAAATCGCAAAGTTGACGTCCTCAATTTTTCCAGAGTCAAACATCATTTGTGCGAAGACGTGTTTGTCAGTGTCAGTACATCTCTCGCTTATAATGATGGCATCTGGATTTGCGCCAATTGTCTCTTTGAGAATCGCTAAGCGTGAAACGTAGGCCATCATCTGAAACGGAAACGCATACTTTTCTTGATCGGCATAGAACTTCTCCAGAATTGTTGTTCCTGACTTGTCCTTAATATCATTCCAAATGCTCACCGGCTCTTGAACGCAGATGACTTTGCGTCCGTTAATACGCTTTCCTGAGTATGACTTCACAATGTTTGAGACAAGCGTTGACTTGCCAGAACCGATGTTTCCCTCAATTGAGAATATGTACGGCATCGTTGTTGTTTGGATTGGTGATATACAACTCGTATGTTGAATTGGTTTTAATTCAATTTTTTACAAAACATTAAAACAACCTATATAAAAACATAGCAATATATTCATTTAGTTTTTAACAATGGACCTAAGACAAACAAAACTTACGAGGAAGGAGTGGGAGAGTATTGAAGTTCCAATTATTGGCCTTGAGAAGGAGATCTTGACACTCATCAAACGCAGTTATTCAAACCCTAGTTATCATTATAATAAGAGTTTGAGTTTGTTGTCCTATATGAAGTTGGTGTCTGAAGAAGACGACAAAAAGAAGTCTGACAATGATAAATACCACATCTTTCTCTTTAATAAGTATTTCAAGGAGAGGATCGAGAAGATGATGAAGAAATATTGTGTGACAGGTATTACTGTGGTTGCTAAGGAGTCCAAGAAGGATGTTCTTAAGAAGGCAGACTTAATTCGCATTGAAAATACAAATAAGAAGATTAGTGATGACCTGGATGTGTATGAGTTCGTTCTTATGGCAAATTGTCAGCAAATGCTAGCAAAGAAGTCTGTGAAGCACTTCTATACATTGACTCAACTTATGAAAAATGCGATTTACAACTTGAACACATACATTGTCGAGTTTATTAACAAAATTATGGAGCATATGGGTAAGGAGTTTGAGAACGAACAAATCATTAATGGCGCGTATGATGTCATTGAGAGAAACAGTGTTTTGCTTGACTATAAAGATTACACTCCTTATAAGCATCAGCAGGATGTGTTTAAGGAGATTAAGCGTCCAGGTGCTAAGTTGATTTTTTATCAGGCGCCAACTGCCACTGGAAAGACGTTGTCACCAATCGGTATATGTCAAGGTTATAAGGTCATTTTTGTGTGTGCTGCGAAACACGTCGGTCTTCAGCTTGCCAGGGCGTGTATTAGTGCGGAGGTGCCTATTGGTGTTGCGTTTGGTTGTAATGACAGCGAGGACGTGAGGCTACATTATTTCGCAGCAAAAGAATATACAATCAATAAGAAGAGCGGAGGTATCGGTAAGGTCGACAATACAGTAGGAGACAAAGTACAGTTGATTGTTAGTGACGTCCATTCTTATTTACATGCAATGCGTTATATGTTGGCATTTAATGAGAAGGAGAATATTGTTATGTACTGGGACGAACCAACGATTACACTGGATTATGACGAACATCCTTTTCATAGTATTCTTTCGGCGAATTGGAGAGAAAATGAGATTCCCAATGTTATTTTGTCGTCAGCAACGCTCCCCGATAAGAACGAGATTCGCGATGCCGTGTCATTTTTTGAAAACAAGTTTGATACGAAGAATGTTGTGTCAATCAAGAGCTATGAGTGTAAGAAGACGATTCCAATTGTTGATGTAGATGGATTCGCTGTGTTGCCACACTATTTATATTCTGATTATGCCGAGTTGATGACTTGTGTGGAATATTGCCGACAATCACAGACTATTCTTAGACACTTTGATTTGAGAGAAATCTGTGCTTTTTTGTTGCTGGTTAATAAACGTCTCAGGAAACCACGACAAATCAACAACTATTTTGATGACATTAGCGAAATTAACGTGGAGTCTATTAAGTTGTACTATTTGGATGTTTTTGGTGATTTGGAGGCTTGTTGGAGAGAAGTTTTTGACGATGCTGCTAAGATGCGTCAAGCAAAATACAAATCGACATCACAGATGGTTTCTTCAGATGCTCTAACGCTGACTGACGGTCCGACACTCTATTTGTGTGATGATGTCGATAATGCAGCGAAGAAGTTTTTTTCTATGCTCGATGTGCCAGACGAAGAGAAGAAACGAATAGTCGACATCATTGAATTCAATAATAGAGTAAATGAGCGTATTCACGTTCTAAATGACGAGATTAACAACATGAAGAGCGAAGAAACACACGAAGTGTCAAATGAGAGTGATGATGATGATTTTAAACATAAGAAAACACAAAAGAAAGAAGAAAGGACCCAAATGAAAGAAAAGAAAACGCCATATGACGACAAATTGATGTTAATTGAGACTTTAACAGGTCAATTGAAGCGGGTTCATATGAATCGGCGCTATATTCCAAACACAGAGCAACATATGGAAAGGTTTCATAAAACGGCGGATTCCACATTAAACAAGTTTTCAAGTCGTGTAATGGAGAAGGATGTAGAAATGATTATGGCAATTGATGAGTTGGATGACGTCTATAAGATGTTGCTTATTGCTGGAATCGGAGTTTTCAAAGAGAATATGAGCACGGATTACCTTGAGATTATGAAGCGATTGGCATACAATCAGGCACTTTTTATGATTATTGCGGGCGGAGACTATATTTATGGAACAAATTATCAATTTTGTCACGGATACATTGACGACGCAGGAATGACTCAGGAGAAACTGATTCAGGCATTTGGTCGCATTGGACGAACGAATAATCAGCTGGATTACAGCATCCGTTTAACTGACAACATGACAATTTCAAAAATCTTGAAGCACGAACCCAATAAGCGCGAGGTAATAAATATGAATAGATTATTTTCAGTGTAAATTGTTTGACATCGTGATAAGAGATGTTTCTACATCATCGTGATTTAAATAAACACAAAAATGGTGTGGAATTGATTGTGACATTAAGAGATGGTTGTTAAGCGTAAATGGAGAGATAATCGGTTTGGCATGTTCTTTAATTGAGAATGAACAATTTTCTAATTTTGTTATAGAATAGTTAGTTAGTGGGCAATTGTTTAAAAATGGCACAAACCAAAGAGGAAGCTTTTGTTTTCTGTTAATTATTTCTACAAGAGGGATTTTAAAGTATTTGTATTTTGTTGTTAAAATGCTTATTTCAACAAAATCTTCTACGTTAGTGTCGTCTTTAACTATTTTTGGTTCAGGCCTATTTACTGTAGTATGTGAGTGTGTTACTTCTAATTCTACTATTGGAAATGCATGAGGAACAAAATTAATGTCATCGCCGAGTATTTTATTCTTTTTAGAGGCTGATGACTCTGAAAAGAAGTATGTTCCTAAGTATATTGCACCAGAGAAGACTTGTTTTATTGTCCACCATGTAATGCCGAGTGTTATGTCGAGAGAAGCAGTTGTCAAAGCAACAATCATATTGTATATTAATACTAACATAAAATATATTTAGATCGTGATATCATTTAAAGCACCAGATGAATCGTGCTCTCCTTTTGAATGTTGTAGTCGCTCAGACTTCGAGCGTCTTCAAGTTGTTTTCCTGCGAAAATTAGACGTTGCTGGTCAGGAGGAATGCCTTCCTTGTCCTGAATCTTTGCCTTTATGCTCTCAATCGTATCTGCCGGCTCGACTTCGAGCGTGATTGTCTTGCCTGTAAGTGTTTTAACGAAGATTTGCATGGTTGCTGATGTGTTTTAACTTAATGAGTTGTCTTTAAGTATTTATATTTTAAAAATATGGCGCACAACTGCTTCTCATTGTAAATCCGCGAATTTTGCGAGATGTACATTGCTTTCGTGTGAATTTACGCGGTAGGGCGAAGATTTTACAGTCACGCTTGCGAATACAATGCTTGTGCCTGGTTGTGTGTTTTTTACACGATGTTATCTTCATCTGTCGTTGTATTGTAAAGAGAAGTTAATTCAGGGTATTTTGTGATGACTTTTTGAATGAACCTCTTAAGTTCAGTTGAAATATTGTAGTTTTCAGGTAGAATCATTTTGAGAGAAATTCGGGGCCCTCCTGAATCATTGCGTTTATCCAGTTCAAGATGTGGTTTTCCACGAGCATTGCTGATTCGAATGTATTTGGGGAGGGTTACAGTTTCATCGGATGATGTTATTACTGTTTTAGATTGCATTGAAACTGATGTTGGCATTATTCCATTGTTCAAATCATCAACCACTTTGTTGGCGTCCATTAACTTTTGATAAGCACTTACTTTCATTGATTTTGTGGTTGTCCATGTTTTTCCTCCGAGAGCAGGATGACCTTCAACCTCGAAAAAGTCTCTCCATTTTGTTCTGTCGGCATTAAGATAACCAACATAATAAACGACATATTTTTTAAGCATGTCTTGAGTAATTCCATCAGGTAGGTCTCTTGCCCCCCTTTGCCTGGTTCGCTTTGTATCTGGTATTATTCCCGAAGTGTTTTCTTCTTGTTGATGGCGTGATGCTATACTTAGATTTTCATACCGGTTATCAAGTGGATTTCGGTTCTTGTGATCGACACTTATAGTTCCAGTACCTTTGCCATTTCCATAGCAACCAGTGATGATTTGATGAATATACACATTAAGACGACAGCATATATATTTGTTTTCAGCAAGATACCATGTGATTGGATTTCCTTGATTTGCAGTTTTCTCAAATTCCTTGATAATTTCATATGATTTCGGACAAAGAATACAAATAGTATTTGTTTCACAATACATAAGTAGAACTTCGTTGCCACTGGCATCGGTCGCTTTCCACATAGGGTTTTTTAATCTATATGCATGTATTCCCAATGTTTGCTTGTGTCCGCCGATATATTCAACATTTTTATAATTTTTAAGTAAATGAGCATATTTCTGAAGAGGACTGATTTCAACATTTTCGCGTCTTAAATCATTTGTGTTGTCATTTATAAAATTAATTATGTCAATGTCCGGGTTGAACTTGAATAGTAAATTCACTGCTTTCTCTCTAGACTGAATGTTTTTATTCATAATTGTAACCATGTCTGTTGTATCGCACAAGATTTTGTCATATTTAAAAGTGACTTCACCGCAATTGTGTTCGGCATTGATTGCAAAAGTCGGCTTAAATGAGGGCGGCATTCTGAGCAAATCCATGTTATAATTTTATATCATGAATTTTCTTTAAGTCGTTTTAGTAATTATATGTTTAAACTCGATTACAACAACCAATTGCTTAGTTACTGTACGCGACGCCAGCCATACCGCTCATAACGCGGAGGACGTTGTAGTTAGTGGCATAAACGCGGACCTTGGCGGTCTTGTTGCCACCGATGGCGTTGTACGACACGACAAGCTGGAGGTTAGCGTTGTCAATGCGGGAGAAGTTGGCAGTGCCAGAAGGCTGCTGTTCCTCAGGGCGAAGGGCAAACGAGTAAACGTTGATACCAGTGTCGGGGTTGCGAGTGTGGTGCTGGTAGGGCTGGACGAGGTCAAAGTAGGTACCCTCGCGCTCCGAGAAGCGGTCCTGGCCGTTAAGCTGGAGCTTAGCGGTGACCACGGGGTTCTGGCCCCAGCAGTGCATGTTGAGGGCAGTCTCGGCAAGGACGAAGGCACCAGCGTCAGAGACGGATGATTCTACACCGGTGTTTCCAATGACATCACCATAAGTGGCCTCAGTCAACCACGCGGTTCCATTAATAGCCTCAGCACCAGCGTCAAAGAAGAGACCAGAGCCATTAATGAACTCACCAGAGCCAGCAGTGGCGGGACCGGCGAACGCGTGTATAGCGTTGGGGAGAGCGTCAACAGCGTCGGTGTAGTTGAAGGGCTGGGCGCCAAGAGCTTTGTGAAGGAGAGTGCCAGCACTAAGAGAAGTGCAGAAATCAACGTTCTCATCAGGCTGAACAACCCACACTAACTCCTTGCAGGGGTGGTTGAAGTTGAGCTTGATCTTGTTGCTGGAGCTACCGATCGACTCGTCACCAGTGAACTGGAGCTGCTCGATGAGGTACTCGTGGGGGTTCTGAGCCATACGGCGGCGCTCATCAGTGTCGAGGAAGACATAGTCAACATAGAGCGAGGCAGCGACGAGGGACTTGGAGTAAGCACCGGTAGCCTTGCCTCCAGAAGTAAGAGTGGTGTTGACAGCCCAGAGGCACTCGTCAATGGGGCGGATCTCAAGGTTAATCTTGACCTCGTGGTACTGAAGGGCGATCAGAGGAAGAGCAAGACCAGGGTTGCGGCAGAACCAGAACTGGAGAGGCACGTAGAGGGTGGTCTCAGGAAGAGTCCTGCGGGGAGTGCACACGGCAGCGGGGGCAGCGTCGTTGCAAGGCTGGTCAACCTCAGCGAAGTTGGGGTCAGTGATGTAGGTAAGCTGGGTGGTCTGGCCGACCATCTTGTTGTAGCCGCGCTCAGCCTCAGTGGTGAGGGTAAGCTGGTTCCAGATGTGCATCCAGTCACCATACTGGCGGTCAATGCGCTGGCCACCGATCTCGACCTCAACCATGTTGATCAGCTGCTCGCCGGGGTAATCGAGCCAGCGAGCGAAGGAAGCATCGGTCTGGGAAATCTCGGGGAGAGTCACCTGAAGGTAAGTCTTGTAGGCACCGTCACCGTTGCGGGAGACAGTGCACTGGACACGGCGACCGAAGTCAGCCTGACCGTTGAAGGTGTTCTCAATGGACTCCATCGCGAAGTTCGTGTGGCGTCTGTAAGTCACCTTCCAGAAAGTAATTTGGGGCTGGCCCGTAAGATAGACGTCCTGAGCGCCGTAAGCAACAAGCTGCATTAATCCTCCTCCCATTTGATTATACTATCACTAAAGAAAAAAAATTTGAAAAATGCTTAATTTGAAAAATCTAATTATTTCATATTTTATATAAAAATGTCGTGTAATCTTGTCGGTTATTAAGCAAGATTTATAATTCTGCCTTCATGTTTTCGCTTAAGAACTTTTTTAAATAATTCTCTAAATAAATTTCCTTTTTGCCTTCATGTTTTTTTGTAAATATGTATGCGTCTCTCTCTTTTTTAATAGTCCAACCTTGCTCGATAGCATTGCTGATAAACATTATTTTCCTAAATTTAATGTAGTCCATCTTAATGCTTTGTTCTTCGTCCATATACTGTCATCATTTTAGAAAACAGAACGCCGATTTATACACATTCTTTCTAAAACAAACATAATTTGTTAAACAATTCATTTAAATACTTTTTATAATATTTTAAGTAATGCCAACATTTAAATATAAGACTAATAAAAAAATAGATGTTGACGACAAAACACTGGTCACATTAGATAGCAAACACAGCGAATTCGTTTCCAAGTTCGATAATTATGAGGAAGAGTTGATACCATCCTTATTTGAAGAGAAGTCGTTTTTAACATCTGAAATCACTGGTAATTCGTTGCTTTCTCTCGATGAAATTCTTGATATGAAAGATAGAATAAAGGAAATAAATGCTGAAATAAGAGAATTAGAGCGAGAGAAGAAAGAATACTATTTGAATAACACAAAACACATCTTTAATTATTTCGAAAAAAAGAAACAACAACAGGTTGAACAAGTTAAACAAGAAGTATCCGCCAGACAACAGCTGCTTAATTCGTTTTTTAAAAAAAAAGATAATCAGCAGCAACCACAGCCAGCACAGAACCAGTCATTTCAAAGTCACGTTTCTTACTTGAAAAATGTAGATGAACGGTTTATCGACGTTAATGATTACATAATAAATCACGAAACGTGTCCTTGTAATGGTGGAGAACTAATTCCAGTTGAAAGCGACGGAATATTGGTTTGTAACAAATGCGGCCGACAGTATTCCTACCTTATTGAGAGCGATAAACCGTCTTATAAAGAACCACCACAAGAAGTGTGTTTTTATGCTTATAAACGCATTAATCATTTTAAGGAGATATTGGCACAGTTTCAGGGCAAAGAAACGACACAAATACCTGAAGAAGTCATTGAGAACATCAAATTACAAATAAAGAAGGAGAGAATTTCGGCGACTCGTGAGCAATTGTATTACAATGTATGTAAAGATATATTGAAGAAGTTGAATTATAATAAATATTATGAGCACATCAACTTTATAAAGCATAAATTGGGGATTACGCCACCGATCATGTCGCCTCAACTCGAAGACAAGCTGTGCAATTTATTCTTGGAGATTGAGAAGTATTTCTCCAAACATTGTCCGAATGTTAGGATAAATTTTTTGAATTATTATTTTGTTTTATACAAGTTCTGTGAGTTGCTTGGAGAGAACAAGTATTTGAGTGAGATTCCGATGCTTAAGGACGACGATAAGAAGGTGGAACAAGACGAGATTTGGCGGAAAATATGCGATGACATTGGATGGGTGTTTTATCCTACTTGTTAGAGTTTGCCATCTCGTATGCTGGTGACATGAGCTAAATGAACCATTGATTCAGGAATTCCGTCTTCTTGTAATTGTGTTAAACTTCTCTCTAAACATAAAGCAGTCTCGCGTTTAAAGGTAGACATTTGGTTGTCCAAATGAATCAAGAAGTCATTTTTTCCTGAACGGCGGTAATCGTTGATGATTGACTGAGTTACTGCATCATATTCTTCCCATTTACCTTGTCGGCAGAGTGTAACGAGTTTCTGTCTCAGATCGCTTCCTAAACCTCCTCCTCTTTGGGTTTTTCTTGTAGTTCTTCGCTTTCGATTTCGACGGTTTGTTGTCTTTTTACGCTTAATTAATGTTTTACGCATTTATACATTAATTAAACAAACAATTTAAAACCTCTTAAATTCTTATACTTAAATTCGCGGGAATCCCACGAGGTTGCCACCAATACCGAAGCCGGCACCGGTTCTTGCGGCAACAGCCATACTGGGAAGGTAAGCATCAAGGATAGTGAATGTAGCAGCGGCGGTTAACGCAATGAGAAGCACCTCATCAAGGCGGAGAGAACGCTTGGGGATGGCATATGCGGCAATTGCGACCATAAGACCCTCAACAAGGTACTTAACGGCACGGCGGAGGAGTTCTCCTAAATCGAGTAAATTCTGTAACTTCTCAAGCATTTTATAAATATAAAACAGAAAAAAAGAGATTCCCTTAATTTAAATTCGAATAAAAACAACTTAAAGTAATTGAATCAATTATATACATCTCCTAAATGTCTTCTTACGAGCCAAAGAATAACTCCGACGGAACACCAAATCCTAAGTATGTCGACCTGCTTTATGTAGATCCTCCTGTGGCCGAACAGAACTTTGTTTGTATGTCGTTTGTCAGTCCCGATAAGGTGCTAAAGCAGAAGAACTCATTCTTATTTGAGCGATTCGTTAGGAACTTTGACCTGGATAAGAGTAGCAAGAAGTTTGTTCAGTTTTTGAACTTCATTAGTTACAAGTATAACCTCAATTTCAATAAAGTGATGGACGACTTTAACGATTTCCTTAAGAGCGAGCAACCTAAGTTGGTTGAAACGACGATTGAAGATGATTACAAGAATTTCTTGGATGCGAACGAGAAGACACTTGAGCAGGAGTTTAATCAGTTGGTAAACTTCCAGACTAGCACGCACGGAGTGAAGGTTCGTGGTGTTTTCCCCTCTCAAGAAGAGGCTGGAATGCGTTGTAAGATGCTCCGTGAGATTGACCCTAATCACGACATCTATGTGGGTCCGGTTGGTGTTTGGGTTCCTTGGGAGCCCGAGGCGTATAGAACTGGTAAGGTTGACTATATGGAGGATGAGCTTAATCAACTGATGCATAAGAAGATGGAGAATGAGACAGAGGCTAAAAAGCATTTCGACCAGCGTGTTATTGAGAGCAAGAAGAAGGCTATTGAGGAGAATATTCGCAAGGCGAAGGAGACTGGCAATAAGCTCACTCAGAATATTGACGAAAATGGTAATCTGGTTGGTATTAATAATACAATTGATGCTTCTGTTGGAGAAGGAGCCTCATCAAGTGATATTCGCAATGAGTTGTTTGATGGAGACAATGTTGTTACGGGAAGTGGAAAGAACAAGAAGATTAACAAGCGAAATGGTAGTAAGTAAATGAATTAAAAAATTGATTTAAAGTATTAATTTTTATACAACTTTAAATCAACTAAAATGGGGTGGGATATTCTCTTATACAACAGCATCGGCGTTCATATGGAGGATGAAAGTTGGTATCTTAGTAATCTTACTTACAATTACTCCAATCCAGAATGCATGAAATACTGGTACGGACCACGTGATTATGATGGTAAAACAATAGGCGAAGCAATGGAAGGAATGCGAAAATCAATTTGTGCGATGTTTGCCGATGGAATTCTTCCACTAAGTGATTTCTCCAAGGAAACACGAGACAACTTTATAAATAGTATGCTTGCATGGCTTATACGACATAGCACTGAGTTGTCTAAATTCTCGAAAGATTGGACTGTTAAATTGAGGTGAAACTACCATTTATTCTTTTTCACGTTAATTACAGGGCCTTTTTTGGCCGATTTTGGATTGTATGATGGTTCATCTTCATCATCTGAATTGAGTTCCTTTGACATCTCCCAGAATTCCTTTGAACCAAGACGGAAATTACTGCGAGGCTGTGCTTTATACCAGAATATCTGGTCGGTCAACTTGTTCGACTTTGAATTGTTGTCTATAACAAGGCATTCGAAGTTTTCAGTGCACTGATCCATCACTTGATTAAATGCTTCAAATGTTGGAAACATACCAGCGTAATTCTGCCAGATTCTCTCTCGATTAGCTCGATATGGTTCTCTCAAAATGAATACATAGTCGATATTCGTTCGCAGGTTGGGTGGGACACCAAGTGGATATTGCATAGTAATGACGAGCATAATCTTCCAGTGGCGTCCATTCATGAAAAGCAATCGCATCATCTTATCACGCGCCCATTTGTCGTCATATAAGCAATCGTCCATAATAACAAAGGCACGCGGGTCAATTGTGGCTCTTTTTTTATAGACCTCTTCGTGTTTTTGCATTTCTTTGAGGACGGATTTTTGTCGCTTAAGAATGTTTTCAATAATGGATGTATTATATTCGTGGTGAATGAAGAGTTTGGGGACAATACGACCATAAAAGCCGTTGCCTGCTTCCGTGCCTGATATGACACATCCAAGTGGAATGTCTTGATGGTGATAAAGCAAGTCATTTACGAGGAAACTTTTGCCAGTATCACGACGCCCGATGAGAACAATGACAGGACCCTTGTTTTCATTGGGGTCAAACTTGATTTTACGCATATCGAACTTCTTTATTTCTAAGTTCATCCTTAATGCTGATATTTAACGAGGAGAGAAAATACCGAAGAAATAAGCGAAATTCAAAAAATTGAAATGGCGTCATTCGTCTTTATTACAGGTATCTTTCTTTCACCAAACAACAAAATGTGCAACACGTGCTCTCTCGGTCAAGTCAAGTTTGTTACACCGGTTATATCGAGAGAAGTTATTCGCATGTGCGACCCGTGCCCATCTTGTGGAAGCCTGGTCATTCGATTGGACAAGTTTCCATCCCTCATTTCTAGTTGGAAGATCGTGAGTCCTACATTTCAGCCGTGGGAACGAATTGGAAACACTGTGTATGATGTCCTCATTATTGTTTGATTACTAAAAATTGAAATAAAAATCGTATCTTATTGATATTTTTCATTTATAACTTCAACAAACAATGAGTTCAACAAAGCAACGTGTAATTATCTCGTGTGAAAGATCTCTGGCTGACTGGCGAAACCACATAAACAAATATGCTTTATGTCGTTGCCGCGATAATTGGGAATACATCAAAAACATTGTGGCTGACTCAGATGAAGAAGCCGAAAAATATAAGCGAGTTATCAATACCGCAACGGGAGAGAGAGACATCCATATTGTTCGTTGTGGACATGTATGGTATGGTGTTAAATAGGTTTAAACCACTGATTATTTATGTTCTTTTTCTTTAGAATAAATGTTTCAGTTGAATTACCGGAAAAACAGGAATGTGGAGTTGTTTAAGGATATTCAAGAAAAAATGGGGGTTTCAAAGGTGCAAAATTATATGCCAGTTTATCAGCACTATTTTTCTCTCAACAACACGAATTACAACAGTATGAACTTGAATACTTTTAAGTCTATAAGTCGCATTGAAACCAAGATTGATGAGAACACATACAAGACTGATGTAGGTGTTGTTCATGTAAAATACGCACCGCTTTATGACACATATAAATACATGGTTGGCAAATTACAGGACATTAGTGTCAATGTGTTGCCTTCATTTGATGTAGCTCCGACTTCTGAGAACGAGAAAAAACTGTATGACAATAACAATTCGTCATATACAGACGGTTTCTTCTATTTTCTCTCCAGTATCCTTTTGAATCAGCACGGATTTACAAACGCAATTGACTTTTATGGTTCTTATTTATGCATAAAAAGGGATTTCAAATTAAATATAGCGGATGATGCTGAAATGTTATATAGTTCTGATTTTTTCAATAACAATAGGGGGAAACTGTTTAATGTGAATAGCGACCACGAGGAACAGTACGCACGAGATTTCACGCGAAATTGCAAGAAACGGCTTGAACTTGGTGAAACAATTGACAACAGGTCAGTGGATTCTCTCGGAATAATTGATAATTTAAATGAAATGTTTGTTGAAGATGAGCAGACTACGAATAATGTGGAAGAGGAGAATGTTACAGAAATAGACAATGTAGCAGAAATTGGAGAAGATTCAGAGCTTCCTTCGAGAGAAAGAGGGACAAGTGAATGTTCATCGCGTTATTCAAATAGTAGTGAAGAAGATTCTACGAAATGGGAAGACATTGAAACCGATTCATCTGAAAGCGAGTCGGAGAGCGAGGATGGCGATATTGATGCTGTTATTGAGGCTTCTATAAGTGAGTTCCCAGCCAACATGATTTTCATAGAGAAGATGGAAGGAACATTAGATTCATTGTTGGAAAAAATGGATAAAGAAGAATTAACGTCCGCGTTGTTTCAAGTTATTATGACTCTCTCTGTATACAACAAAGCATTTGATTTTACACACAATGATTTACACACAAATAATGTTATGTATGTTAAAACAAATATTAAACACTTATACTACAAATTAGACGATAAATACTACAAGGTTCCAACGTATGGAAGGATATTTAAAATAATTGACTTTGGGAGGTCAATCTACAGATACAACGGACAATTGTGTCACAATGATAGTTATGCTGTGGGGAATGATGCTGCGGGTCAATACAACTTTGAGCCTTATTATACTGACAGTAAGCAACGCATTATGCCTAATCAATCGTTTGATTTGTGTCGATTAGGGTGTTCAATGTATGACAATTTCTTTGATTTTACAGTTGAGGAGGACAATGTACCAGAAGACGAGCTGCTAGTTAAGCTGATTGCTGACTGGTGTAAGGATGATAAGGGTAAGAATGTGCTTTACAAGAAGAGTGGCGAGGAGAGATATGAAGGATTCAAGCTGTATAAGATGATAGCTCGTATGGTGCACGGATGTGTGCCGAGAGAAGAGGTGAAAAAGAGGGTATTTTCGGAGTATGTTATGAAAAAGGCGAGTAAAAAGGATGTTTCAGTTATTGACATAGATGCGATTCCGTGTTATGTGTAAAAATTGAAAGGATATAAAAAATATTATACTAAATCATTTATATTCATCATGTACAAGTGCGACATTTGCGACAAACGATTTGCGAAAGAGGTTCAATTGAAATCACATTTTCACCCGATGAGTTGTTCTTGCAAGCCATTTGACACAATGCGTTGTAAATACTGCGTAGAAAATGTCAGTCATAAATACCAAAGTGTTCCATGTAATGGAAGATGCGGGTTTGGGACTGATGTTAATTGTTTAGTTGAACACTATGAAATTGTTAAAATAATTAAAAATCAGGCTCCCCAGTAAACACTTTAACATTGTCTCCGGCACTGACATCGGGTGAAACTATATTATTTACTATGTAAATTCCACTAAGAGACGCTAAATATGCGAAAAATGCTCCCTTAACCAGTTGTTTCATAGTGACCTCATTTTTTGATATATATTTAGTCTCAATAAATAAAAGAAGCGTGTATACTATGGCGATTACGAGTGATGTCGTGTATGTAGATGAATCAGTCATTTATACTAATTGATTCATCTTTATTTTCTGGGTTTTAACGAATTTATTCTAATATGTCTATTTCTAAATCTTCATTTTCAACTGAAGAAGATAATTTCATAAGTTCATCATCAAGCGATTCAATAGCTCCATCAAGCTCATTTGGGTCTAAGTCGCTGTTTATAGTTAATGTTTCAATGTCGTCTTCTGCTTCTTCTTCATCCTCTTTCTTTCTCTCCTCATTGCGTATATTGCTAATTGATTCAAGGCGATCAATTGTTTTGGGTGCTTCAACCCGTTCTTCTTTGTTGGTGGACATGTTTAACACTTTGTCGACATCATTAAATGAAAGAGAAATATGTCTTTGTTGCTCTGACGCATTTTGTTCTTCAAGAGTATCTTGTTTAACTACATTATGTTCTTCTATTATACCTTGTTGAACTATACCTTGTTGAACTATACCTTGTTGAACTATACCTTGTTGAACTATACCTTGTTGAACTATACCTTGTTGAACTATACCTTGTTGAACTATATCCTCTTTAATTATGTTGTTGGGTTTCTCTTCAACAACAGCTGGTTTCTCCTCGACTATAGTGGGTTTCTCTTCGACAATAGCTGGTTTCTCTTCATGAATAATTTCCTCTTCTAATGTCACTTCGGTCTCAGTTGTTTTGTCAATATATGACCTCAGTATTTTTTCAATTGGAATACTTTCGCGTATGACGTTGAGAATACATTCTTTAATAATGAGTTCGCATTCTCTCATATTCTTTTGGTGATTAAGAGGACTCGCCTTTAGGTCAAACAGATATACATTTTTATATATTTTTCGCGATGTTTCAATATAAACACGATGTATGAAAACCGATAACTTGGGAACATCCAAGTCAATCTTCTTCTGCTTTTGTCCGACACGAACTGATGTAAGCACCTTGAGTTGTGTCACGTGAACGCACGTCAAGAGGTCTTCTAAATAAGAACATTTGCTTTCGTTTACTATTCTCTCCGTTTCTTTCTCGACGAGGCTGTTATTCCACTTTGATACGCGCGAGAGAAAGTTTTGAAATGTCATCAAATACTTTTCGCGCTCATCGTTTTCATCGCAAAGTTTATAAGCCTCGTTAAAAATGGATTGGATACCCTGACGAATAAACGGAGTGAGCGTGTTAATTAAACGAGCTGAATACTCGTTTTGTGCCTCAGACAAATTTGCTAACTTAAAATCATCCATAATTTCTTCTAAATTGACATCACATTTTCTAAAGAGTGTTCGTGACGCATAAAAATATAAACAAACATAAAGAACATTAAATTTTTTTCATTTCTGAACTGGGTTTTAATTTTATCGAAGTATGTTAAAAGACGCATTTGTGTCAATTCGTCGTGTGGTGTGCTCTTCTTTTCTAAAAATTGTAGTATATCAAGCCCGGATACACCAGCATAGTAGGCGTCTTCACTCTTTTTAAGATAGTACATCTCATCGGTTTCACCGAATTTCACGTTTCTCTCAATCCAATTTAAGTTTTTTATTTCAGTCCCCACAGAATAAAGATGTTTGGTAATATATTTGTGTAGATTGACGTGGCGTGTGCCGATTTTAGGATAATTCACATGGATTTCACAGAATCTGGAGAGAATTGGCTTAAGTATTTTGTCTTTGTCTTCGACGACTATGAAGAAGCGAGTATTATGACTAAATGTCTCGATACATCGTCTCAGTGCTGATTGCGCGTCGTTTGTAAGTTTCTCTGCGTTGAGAAGAACTATGCTCTTGAACAGTTCACCCTGCTTGCTGTTGATGTTTGTCTTACCAAAGAAAATGAGTTCTTCGCGAATGAACTTGATGCCTTTTCCGTGACTACAGTTGACTTTGAGAATGTGTTCTTCATTATTTTGAGTTTGAGGATAGATTTTGGAGAGAAAGTCTGTAATGATTGTTTTTTTCCCGGAACCAGATGGACCATAAAAGATAATGTTCGGAACCTTCTTTGTTTCGATAAAATAGTCTAATTTATCGTATATAGCTTTATGTATTTGAAACTTCATAATTATTAGTTTTTTAAGTTAATAAATATGAATCAAAATGCTTTTAAATTGAAATTGGAGTGTTATCAATTGTTGTTGAAATCATTTACTGGATAAAATGTTTTAGTTCTAAGATATGTGGCCATTTGTGCTTGCTTTTTAAGGGGAACTAGCATATTGCTTTCATAACCAAGTGTTCCATTGCTAACACACGTTAGATAATTATTGTCACAACAATCCGAATTAGCACCATAAACAAGGAGAAAACTTTTGATTGTGTTGCCATAATCTTTATAAAGAGATTTGTCGATACGCTCAAAAACTTCTCGATGTTTTATATCTCTAGAAACAACTCGTCTATATCCAACTTTGTTGTTGATTAGAAATTCTTCATAATTTTGATTATTATTTTTAATAAAAGATTCGGTTGGCATATAAAAGACGGTTACGTTTTCTGGAAATGTGGACACATCTGTGTCATATTCTTCTTGTGTTTCATTGTTGAATTTTTTGAAAAAAACAAAATTCAGATAAGGATGTTTTTTTGCACAAAACTTAATAAAATCTCCATCATCGTGAGTCATATCTAAGATCCAGCTATTTTTTGGAAGTATATCGAGTTCAAGAGAAGCAAGGAGGTTTTGAAATGTTGTTTTTTCAGAGAGAGACGGTTCGATGATATAAAATGAATAAAAAACATACCAAAATAGATAATTTACGCGGTCAAATAGTTGCGTTGCTCTGAAAAATAGTGGAGTTGCTCGGTCATATAACTCTCGAACCCAGCTATAATCCAGATGAATTTCTTTTAATGAAGACAAAGACATTGTATAATGTTGTTGGTTGAAAATAATATATTCTGTTTAAGTAAATTTAACAGAATATATGGATATTACGCAATTGTGCCTATCTGGCGAGCATACGGGTTGCTATTCAGAGCCGAAAGCATATCCGGAGTGTTTCTCTCCAAATTAAGGGTACTTCGGGCTTCCGAACGGTTGGTTGTCTTACCATAAATGTCAGAACCAACTGGAACCTTGTGGAGTTGCTGTGGAACAAACATACGCGGTGTGTTTCGGTCGCTATCTAACTTGTCTATTTGAATGTTCATATATGGGTCAAACATCTTGTGATTGCCGACACTTGTCCTGCTCTGGGCAATAGCCTCCTTATTCGTGTTGAGATATGCGTTATATGCGGAGTCATAAACGGGGGCAGCATACGCAACACCACTTCCGGCAGCACCCGAGTAATTTGTATGCGAAGTATCAGCGCGGTGGGTGTTGGTTGGCTGATGCTCATTTGCCAAATACCCATAACCCTGCAAATGTGTGTTGCCAATGTTGGCAGGATATGGATTGTCAATGGTAGTTTCCTTAGTTGTTGTCTTGGGGCGATCAGCCGGATTGAGAACATAACTATTTGGCACAGTGGTCGCTGCATTGCCAGAAACACGATGGTTGCCAACAACGTTTTCCTTACGAGATGGGCGTAACATATCCTGAAGTGGCAGAACTATTGCGCTCATAATTCGGCCGACTGAACCAAGATTAGGCGAGCGTTCGGTTGTAAGAGAGCGAGCATTAGGTAAAAGGTCATAACCCTGAATGCCGTAGTCACCGTTTGTGGCACCAGTCTTACCGGGAGCATATGCGTTGCTAACGTGTTCTGAGTATGGAGCGAGTTCAGGGCGTGTAGAGGCGTGATAAGCACCAGGAACATACGACGAATTTCGTCCATCACCACCGAGTGCGCCATAATACTCTGTTGTTGTATCAACTCGGTTAGTGTTTCCGAGCATCTGAATACCACGCGCCATCTGCTTCTTTTCTAAGCCGGTGGTTGTTAAATATCGGTCAGGCGAGTTAATGAAGAATGTATCAGGGCGATTTTTCTCAACAGCCCCCTCAATACCACGATTTGTAGTGTAATGCTTGACGCCTGTTATAACACCGTCATATGTCAATTTGGGATTATTCGTTGTTCTCAATTCATCAACTGTTTTAGGAGCCCATTGCTCACGAGCGGACATACCGGCATTGAATCCACCAGAACCGGCAGCAGTATAACCGTCATCCATACCAGGTGCAACGCGAATCTCCTGCCAAGGCTTAACATTGTTCATATTGCGGCCTGGAATAACGCGTGATTGAATAAAATCGCTACTGTTTGGAGCGCCGTTTGTCCAGGACATGTGTGCGCTTGGTGCGAATAAAGGAGCACGGGCTTCTTTTTGAAAACTCTGCGAACCGGTTCCTTGCTTGGAATCTAAAATGCTTTCATTGCTATTGAGGTCAAATGTGCGCTGTTTAACGGTGGAACCAAAGTATGGTTGCATATTATTGTGCGTAAAATTGTCTAAAGAAACTTGTTCACCCGTGAGAGAATAAAATTTGTTAGGGTCGGCATTTGCCTCTTGCTGATAAACATCCTGCTGAAAATAGCGGTCAGTCGCTGCATTGGCGTTTTCATAATTATTTAAGTCCTCAAAGTCGTTTGCTGCGCGGACAAGAGGATAATTCTCGGTATGTGGTGCGGTAATGTTGGTATTAACTACTTTGTTCTTGAATCCCTCAATAACACCAGAATCGTTTGGCTTTGGTGTTTCTTTTCCCTTGTTTGAAATAATATACATACCACCTAATGCTAAAATGGGTATTGCCAGTTCCATAATTATTATATATATGGACAATAAATTAAATAACTTTTGATGTTAACAAATATAATTTGTCTAAGTATTTTATAACTGATGACAAATACGTTAACAACAAAAGAGATTGATAACATGAAAGACAATGTTAAGTTTATATCTATTGGAAGCATTTTGTTTGTAATAGTGTTCGGGTATATTTTCCATAAATACGCTGTTAAACATGGACATCAGTTTTTGTCTATTTTGCTCGTAACAGTTATGCCTATTATTTCGATAATTTACAATACATACTACAATACTAATGTATATAAAAGTTCGCGCAATCGCCATAGGGAATTGAGAGAAATCAGTACTGAAATGAAAGCGGAATCCAAGTTTTACGAGATAATCGCCTTTTTATTGTTTGGACTGGGCTTAATTTATGCGGAGTTTAAGAAATTCATGTATTTAAGCATGGTTTTGCCTTATTTGTTGTTCGCATTGTTGTTTGGCACTATATGCACATCATATATGAAGCAATTTATATTTGATTATAACAATTTGGGGCGGCTTCTAAACATTGACGCATTGACGTTCTGTGCGTCGTCACTTGCGGTTGGATTGCTTGCGGCTGGGTTGATTGTACCAATTGTTTATCACTCGGCGAAGAAAGGAATAGCTTTTTAATTCCAAGGAACAGGTATCTTCGGAACAAAGTTGTCCTTCTCAAGCATTCGCGTGTTCGTATTGTTCTGGAAAGTCATACAAGTGTGTTCCTGAGGGTCAAACAGAGGATACTCCCAACGGGTCTGTTCTAAGTCGCGATACGCCCAGGCTGGATGAGTTGCGCGTGTTTCGTCTGTAATTGGCAACTTTTCGACGCCATAACGATTGGCAGCCGACGTTTTATTTCGATATGTCTTATATTCCATTCGGTCGTGCTTATGAAGGGGTCGAGTCAGACCCATCAAGTCGCTATCCACGTCAATCGCGTTTGTATATAAGTTGGCTCCCCAGCGTTGAAGGCGAACCTGTGGGTCAGCAATAAACGGTATATTATCACCATTTCCAGGTGTATTGAGCATATATTTGCCTGGACCAGTGCTTTCTTGAAGGAGTTTGCTTGTTCGGGCGTAATCATGATTGAAGCGAGTATTGGCCATTTGTTATATTATGAAGAGAGACTTATTTTTAGTTAAAAATAATTAAAAATAAGTGTTTAAGTCAAATTAACGTCTAAATATCTCGGGTCTCTGGTTTCTCTCCACAATAAGAGGTTCAGGCATAAGAACTGGATCTTTCTCAAAGTATGAAACCTCGCGAACCTTCTTAATCCGAGGTGTAAACCCACGCTTGGGGTCATCGAGGTTGTTAAAATAAGTTCCCTTAAGAAAACTGTCGACGTCTGCTTGATTATTGGAGAGAAGATAGGCCGGAATGCGTCCCATGTTTATTCCAGCGTTGGGCAGTATGCTTGTGTTTGTTTTATAGTCATAAGTCACCCATTCGCGGGCAGTTGCCTTGTTTCTCTCCTGAATCTTATAATCACCAGGAGCATTTCTAAATCGCGTGGAAGCCATTTGTAGTATGTATACAAAATTATTCTTGTTTGAAACCATATCCTCCAATATATCTAACATCATCCATTATGAAATCATATTTATGATGAGTATGACCAGCAACAAGTGTAAGATGTGAATTTCCTTTTATTTTGTCATGTAATTCATTTGCGAAATACTTTTTAGTGGCTTCCGATTGGTTGCAATATATAGGGTCACTTGTTCCGTCTCTTGTAAGAGGAAAATGTGTAACAAGAACAATTGGCATATCACGATCGATACAAGAAATTGCATCCATAATAAATTGCATGTCGCGGTTATGAAGTTCATGATAATCTTTAACACTAATTGGTTTTAAATAGCCTGAATCATTGTGAGTTTTTATTCTTTTAAAGTCGTTTATTGAGAGAGTGAGAGAATAATCAGCACTACCCCAAGCAGTGGTTCCAATTATTGCCCATGTTTGCTCATTCCAAACGATACGCATTGAATCGTTGATAAGCAAGTAAGTTTTTGGCCATTTCTCTCCGATTGTTGTTTTATAAAGGTCTAATAATTTCAGCATTGACTTGCTATTGCTATAAAACTCGTGATTTCCGAGGACATATATGACTATGTCCCAATTTTCATTTACATACTCCATAAATTGGTGCCAAATTGGTCTGCCAATATGTCCGATGTCGCCGGATAAGATGAGACAGGGTGTTATGGCGGGCCATTTTGTTGCAAAATCAGGACACGATGTGGCTGTTTCCAAGTGAATATCGGTGATGACTTGGAATGTAGCATTGAACTTGTCAACATATGCAGTCATATATGAATAAGATTATTAAACAAAATTTAAATGGTTTATTGTGAAAAAGCATCTCAAATGAAAATGAACGTGGCAATTGTTGGTGGTTATGTCGAAAGTCTTGCGAAAGAAATTGGGGTGCCTGTAAAAATTTATTTGCCGGACTGGAAAAGCAGTGAGACCAATTCGTAACTGCCAGATTATTGAGAGTGCCGATTGCGTAATCGCATTTTGAGACGCGGTCTTCCATCAAAATCGCAGAGGAACTTAAGAAACCCACCACAATATTCATCTATTAAGAGTCCGACATCATAAAGTTAGCTAGTCGATGAAGATTATCCCAAGAAAATAGAATAAATAGTGTCTCGTCGGTTGTTCTAAAATTGTTTTTTTCTTTTTCTTCATTAAGCATTGTCATAACAGCATCATTCTGTTTGATTTCCTCTGAAAATGAGTCCATTTGTGTGCTTATTGAGTTGTCGTCGTATGATTCCAATTCAAATGTGCGTAAAAATTCAAGCTGGTATGTGAGATGAGCTGTGTATTCATCATCATAATCTTGGTATGTTGTTTTAAAGAATTTCATTGTTTAAAACACAATGTTTTATGTATTTAAGTAATTTATTAAATGTATTCTTATTGGTTGGAAGATTTTAGCATCGTTTAATATTATCCCCGTCATTTTGGAGTGAACTTTCGACATGAACCGTTTGTTTATGGCGTAGCGTTTTCTCAATTAAAGCGGAAATTCATCTGGTTTAATTGATTGTACTAGAAAGAATAAGTACAAACAAGCCCACCTACAGGCATACAGTTTTATTAGTTTTAATAAATAAACCCTAATGGCAGTCATATTTAAAACCTACCAGGCATGTGTTTCTCCTTGTAATCCTGATCCTTTATGATGGAACGTGTGGGAATGCCACCGCGGATCCAGTCTGAATGAGCGGCTTCTTCCACTAAATTGGCCGCATTGCTTATTGTTGCCTGGAGAGAAGGCACAAGAGGTGTGTAATGACGCTGGTGAACTGCCGTATCTGCGATGGTTCCACAACTCTTGCGATTGCGAATGTAGTCACCTTGCTGAATACGCGCCTCAAGAACTGGCTTTGGAGCACCACGACCAACATAGGGAACAGTGGCAAAAGGACGTTGCTGAAGGCTTATTTTAGAAGTTGGTGCCGTCTGGATGGAACCTATGCGAAGGTTAGAATCGGCATCAATGTTGCATCCACCTATAAATCCACCGTTATAAAACACATTTGGCTGATTGAGTGCGAATGAAATTGGCTTCTCCATAGCGCAGGGGTAATAATTGCTAGTCATATGGCTATTGAAGCGGTTATTTTGTAAGTTTCTCTCAGAAATGTCATAAGCATCGTCCCCTAAACGAGAGAGATTGTCAAAAGTATAATTAGATACCGAGAAACTCATGCTGATATATAATTATAAAAGATTTTAATTGAATAGAACGTTGATTTAATAAAATACTTGGCGATTCTGTGTATTGTTCTTTATACACTGAAGAGCGTGGCCTTCTTTACAAGATGGCATATCCCCATAACAAAACTCGGAAAATGCTTTCTGGTCGTTTGGAATAGTTGTGCTGGGATTTGTGTGAAAATTCCTTAATGATGTCTCGTATGCCAAATTATCACCTAAATCCTTGAAAATTCTCGGATTGACTGCCTTGTCTTTCGCGACTTCTAGTATTTCCTTCTCAACTGCTGGGTTAAATGATGGTGCCGCGTGTTTGCGGGTGGGTGCATCAACGTAGTCTGTTAAAAGCACGTTCATCAATGGATTAGTTGCCGTTGGAACAGTGAATTGTTGCTTAGTTTCCTTATAGACTGCTGGGTCTGAACTGGTAAATGCCTCTTTCTTAAGTTTCTCGTGGGCCTTTGTTCTCTCGTTGCTAATGAAAAAAAGGGCCAGTACGCTGAGGGCGATGATGCCCGAAACAAGTATTTTAATAGCACTGGTTACAACAAAGCCAGCGATTGTCAAGAGTATAATGAGCCTCGAAATTGCGTTGATTTTCTCTACAAATGACTGGCTTTCAGTTGGATACAAGTCAGCCAAATATTCCTTCTTAAAAAGCACCATTGGGTTATATAACCAAAATTCTGCGCGGGTCTTTGTCATTGTTATATATTTATAAGACAAATGATTTTTGACTTATTTAACACTTGTTTTTGTAAAGAGTTTTTCTTTAATATATGTTTGAGTTACTTCTTCTTGTTTCGCTTGGTTTTCTGTGGCTTTTCGGGTTGTTCAACTGGTTTTTGTTGCTCTTCAAGCAACTTTTTTGCCTTTTCGAGATTACGTCTCTCTAATTCGGCACGCATACGCTCTTGTTGCTTACTCTTTGAAACACGTCTGCCCATTTCAGCCTGCATCGCCCCTGTTTGTGCTTTTGACATGTTATTGAGACCAAATTTGGCGAGAAGATCCTTCAGTCCCTCGGCACCTGGCATATCCTTGAGGTTGTTCATGTATTGTGATGCTTCTTCGAGTAACTCACTCTCTTTTATCTCTCCACTCTTAATCTTCGCATCCAACTTGTCGCCGACTTTCTTGGCCAATTCCATAAGTTTCTGAGGGTTCTTGATGAGTTTCTTGAATACATCCTTCATGTCAGTAATTCCCTCGGCATCAATGTCGAGTTCGCTGGCAACCTCAGTCGCAATATCTTTGGCGAGAGTGCCAATCTTACCGCTAAAAATTCCCTTCAAATGATTTTCGACATCCTCGCGATTGGGTATGTTTTCGGAGCTGATTCCTGAAATATCATAAGACATCTGTGCGAATCCATTGAATGTTTCCTCTATTTTAGAGCTGAATTCCTCTTCATTTATTGCTTCAAACAGTTTTGCGGTGTCTCCAAATGATTCCATGTTTTCAGTGTCTGGTACAACTGAAAAGAGAATGAGCTGGAGATATTGCCATATGACGCTCTTGGTGTTTTCGCTAATGTTGGATTTCCAAAGTGGAGAGAAATCAACACCCGGAAGCAATTCAACTGGCGACGTCACAAACATCTCATCATTTTTGTAAAGGATGTTGAAGAAATGCTTGGGATAGTTTACCTTACAGAACTCATATGTTGCGTCATTTACAGAGATTTCTCCCAATTCGGGAAAAGTATTTGTAAGATCGGCACAAAAATCATTAGCCAACTTGAAGAAGTTGTCGCGGTTGCTTTGTTCTGCCATTGTTTATTTATAGAATAAAATGTTTATATTAAAAATAATTTAAATTGTTTAATTGAAATTCATTGCCTCTGGCTAAAATTCATTGCCTCTGGCTAAAATTCATTGCCTCTGGCTAAAATTCATTGCCTCTGGCTAAAATTCATTGCCTTTGGCTCACATACATCGTGCTAATCTTCGTAAGATTTTGAATGTATTTCATCGCCTTGGCTTGGTTTTCAGTCCCCATATTTCTAACAGGGTTGCGGAGTTTATCAATAATACGCTGAACCTCATCGCGCTTATCCGAACCACCTACATCTTCACTATAATCGTGGTCAATGAAAAAGGAAATGTCGCCTCCTTCAATTGCCTCAGCATACTTAGATACATACTTGAACCAAATCTTGATCACTGCGGTTGGATTAAATGATTTCACATTGGAAAATGCGGTTCGAGCCATCTTAATATCACCATCATCCGGGAAAATAGAAATGAGATCTTCGATGAATTCGGTGAGATGATTGTTAAATGCGCCGACGAGAGTAGTCATTTTTGGTGAGTTATTAAACTATGAGTTGATTTATTTATATTGTTTTGTATTTTAATTAAAAATATTTTTATATACCATTTTAATTATAAAGATGTGTTCGTTCTTGATGAAAAATATTATAAATAACAAAATGGTTGATAACGAGATTGGTCTATTAAACAATGAGAATTGGGGAATACTTTACCACGCAGACAGTTACAACCCCGATGTAGTCCTGTATCATACAAATGACACTGAAAAGATGAGAAACAAGATTATAACGCTAATGTATGCTTATTATAAAAACCAATACTCTTTTAATATACATAACATCATATTGTTTAAAATTGTAGATGTTAATCCAAAGTTGGTTACACTGGATTTACTTGATAGAACGCATTCCAAGTATTTTTACATTATAAAGAATTGTAAATTTAATAAAACAATTAACCACGAAGTCAGTTTTCTTATAGGTGAATTCGCCGGGGTAATACAAATTTTGGATAATTATGCTGTTGTTTTTGAGAGAAATGTGTCAAGAACAACGCTTATTGAGTTTTATAAAGAGAAAACGGGAGTTAAATTCGTTAAATGGCATAAAACAAAGTCGGAAATGCGGAGAGAACTGACTAAGTATAATTATGATGAAATTCGGAGTGAATTGAATAGAATGCTTAGTTTTAGCGTCTAAGCATAGTTTTCAGCTTCTAAGCATAGTTTTCAGCTTCTAAGCATAGTTTTCAGCGTCTAAGCATAGTTTTCAGCGTCTAGGTATTTGCACTTGACTGTTGCGTTCTTGCTTTATTCTCTCCAAATCAACTGGTCCACTACCTCTATCTTGGCTGTCTGGTGGTGTTTCTATTGAATCTACTTGGTCTATATGAGCAAATGTATGCATCATTGCTAAACCACCATTTCCTTGTGTTGACATTTGATTTGCATCTAAGCTTAAATACGAGTAATTATCAGACATACCATTCATTTCGCTATATGAGAACGCCAACGGCTCAGAATTGACGAAGCCTCCTAAAGAACTCACTGTATTTTGTGCCCTTGGTAATAACTCTCCTAAAATCGGTTCATCTCCTTGAATTAAGTTAAATCCTCTGTTAAGAAGCATTAATGATGGGACGTGTGTTATATTAGGTGGCAGTGGAACTAATTGTCCATTGTCAAGAACAACACTGCGGGTTCCATCTTGGTTTTTTACACGTTTGTCAATACATATGTAGCAAATGTCTTTCGCATTATAGTTTCGTGACAACGAATAAAGCACATTTTTGCTGCTATTACAATTATTGCTGTAATACAATATATATTTCATTTATATATTTGTAATAAGTGTGTTTGAAGCAAAATACGCAAATGAAAAAATTGAATTATAAAATATATCACTTAAATATAATTAATTTATCTCTCTTTAATAGACGACTATGCCTAAACTTGCCAACCTCAACGAAACGGACGGAGTTCTCTCGTTCACATTGTCAGATGTGAATGTGAGTTTCGCAAATTCACTGCGTCGCATCATGATTAGTGAGATTCCAGCTGTTGTTATTCACACGTTTCCGGACGAAGAGAATGACCTCAACATAACAGTCAATACAACACGTCTCACGAATGAACAAATCAAACAGCGTGTCGGCGCAATCCCGATTCATATCAAAGACCAGACTATTGACTTGGCAGACTATCAGATTGAGTTGGATATGACGAATACAACCGACAACATCATTTATGCTACCACTGAACATTTGAAGATTAAGAAGCTAAGTAGTGATAAGTATTTGGACGATGCCGAACTGAAAAAGGTGTTTCCAGCTAACAAGATGACTGGTGGATTCATTCCGATTGTTCGTCTGCGTCCGAGAATTAACAGCGAAACAAAGGGCGAACACATCAAATTCAATGCAAAGATGACCATTAAGACTGGTAAGGTGAGTGGTATGTATGTATCTGCTAGCACTGCGGCATACGGCTTCACACAAGACAAGTTGCGTCAAGTTGAAGAGTGGGCTACAGTTGAGAAAGAGATGCTAAAAACGATGAAGCCAGAAGAGGTTGAATTTGAGAAGAAAAACTGGATGGTCAGTGAAGGACGTAGGATTACTCTCTCTGACAGCTTTGATTTTGTGGTTGAGAGCGCAGGTGTCTATGATAACATTGAACTACTAAAGTCGGCTTGCGACATTTTGAATAAGAAGTTGTCTGTTGTTGATGGAACTGAGCTGAAGATTCAAGAGGCAAAAACTACTATGAAACATTGTTTTGACATTCTTTACAATGGCGAGGATTACACTCTGTCGAACGTAATTGACAGCGTTTTGTACGCCGATTATTATTCTACTGGAAAGTTGGCTTACATTGCGACTAAGAAGCTTCACCCTCACAACGATTATATTGTGATGCGGATGGCGGTTAAGGAAGACCCCGCGATTCGTGATGATCAATACATTGGAATTGCTAAGAACTACATTAAGGAATCGTGTGTAAAAGCAATGAGAATTGTTAATGAAATCGTTGATTTGTTTTAAAATGTCCTAAACCGTTGATTTCACATTATTTTTGTTTGAATAACGTGAGATTTGTAAATAAAGAGATTAAAATAACTAATATGTAAAACTATTATATTTAATTATTATAGATAATGGACCAGGAACCATCAACAACAGTTATAGAGTTGGGTGACATTATACAAGTTGAAGCACCAACAAATAGCGATATACACGACAAGATTTTTTTCGTTAATTACATTGATTCTACACAAATTCAGGCATTTGACAATAAAGACATGAAGAAACAAGTATTCAACATATTGGAAGGGATGCTCACTGATCAGAGCATAATAAGCATATCCATCTTATTCAAACACCCTGAAAAGGGCTATGCCAGACAAAACAGTCTTCTTAAAGACAAGTGGATTACTATAGAGTTCGGTGGCGATGTTCCTGTTTTAATGACAGGTCAAATCACTAATTTGGAGGAAGATATGATTGAAGTGAAAACTTATCCAGAAGGAGAGATGATTTACATTGATTTTGCGTATAAAGGTCTTCCTCTCGATATTCCCATTCAAACCATTAAAATTCGCAGCGAACCTGTTATGTTGAAGGAACTTGCGACAGAAGAATCAACAATAACACCCGAAGCAACTGTAACAGAAGAAGCTGAAGGCGCTGAACCAGACGAGGACATAATTATTGACGAGAATCTCATCGGTATATCCACAAAAGACGTGAAGACTAAGTTGCGTCAAGTGATTATGGATGCAGATGACATTGTCTTTGGTGAGGATTTGGGTGAAGTC